TTATCCAACATTTTGCATATTATTTTGTGCTTTCAAAAAAGCATTTTCTAATTGAAGGTTTCTAATTTCTTCATCCCTTTGAGCTAGTAATATTCTTGTTTGCTTATTGAACTCTTCGAACAACTTCTTTGAGTGATCGCTTACAACTTCCTGTTTATATCCAGTCTCTTGTTCTTCTTTGAACATAGGACCGTTGCCTGTGAGAATGTAATTAGCATCTATTAAGGGGAAGCGTTCACAAAATGAAGATATTAGATTTAGTGATGCTCCTTGTCTCCCATTCCTTATATGAGACATTAATGTTTTATCTAATGAATCTATCTCTTTGACAATTTCTGCATCTGTCATACCAAGAGCATCAATGATAGATAATAATCTTTCCGAATAACAATTTTTTGCCATAATTATTTAATTAAATTTGTAGTTGATAAAATATCAACTATCTTTGCATCGTAACAAGTTGCAGATGTTACAGAGACAAGGTGGTTAAACTTTCCTCACAAGAGGTTTAATATATGGTATCCGTAGTAGCTGCAACCTATTGCGGATATTTTTTTTATTTTCAATTAATAACTGCTAATCCAAAGTAATATGTTTGACTTTAAAAAGGATTATTATAAATATCCATTCTTATTATCATTATCAATACCTGCTATCTATCTAGTAATAGGATTAATAGCTTGGTGTTTGCCTTTGATTGTAATATCATTAGCGACTATTGCTATATGGTTGTTAATCATGTATTTTGTCTCTGATTAACTTGGTACATTCACTTATTGATAAAATAAAATCAAAGAACTATGGACGAAAAATTAAACCTATCTCCCGATCCATGCAATTCTGATGAACAAATCAGAATGAGTTGTTTAAAGTACGCAGTTTGCGTTTATGAAGCCCAGCACATGTGTGGTAGTCCTTTGAAACTTGCGCAAGTTTTTTACGATTGGGTTACTTCTCAAGAGGAAAAGCGACCGGAATAGAAAAACTTATTGTACTTGTAGTGGAATTGGTAGTTTCATTGCCAATTCCAACTCTTGCAATACTAATTTTTAAACCTGCATTAGCTTCATTCTTTCCAGAAACAACTACGCTTAGATTGAAATCTACGTTTCTGACCATTTTCCCATCTTCTGTAATGGAATATATTTCTCCTCTATTAGAAAATCTAGAAGGACAAACAACTACACCACTATTACATTTCTCGCTATTAGTTTCGATAACAGCATCTGTGATATCTCCTATCACTTCTTTGATAAATTCTTTTATTTCCATGATTTTATATAATAATGTATAATCTGCTATAATAGTTAAATAATGTTTTGGTGTAGATAAAACATCAACTATTGTTTTGTGGTTGATATTTTATCTACTATATTTGCAATACCAAATCAAATTAATACAAATAAAAGGATAAAATTTGATAGAAACAATAGTAACAACTAAAAAGAGATTAAGATGAACGCATTCAGTTTTTTAAAAGATGGAAAATTCAATAATAGCGAGATCATGAAACACGCTCATGTTTTGAAAGCGTATCGTCGTATCTCTTTGAGTGAGGCTTTAAAACAAGCTTGGTTATTGGCAAAGAGACAGCAGAGAGAATACAGAGAGATTGAAGAGGAAAAGAAGTCTTTCAAACCTGTATTCAATGCAAGCAAAGGAAATGTATTAAAAGCATTCTTTGCCGATAAATATACTAACTATGATAGTTCATGGAGATAAGATATAAATCCGCTAAAAGGTAGAGGATAATCCGGCATAAACGACTCTATACAATCAGGCCTGTGAATGAGTCAACACCAGCCGGGCGGATTTGAAAAAGCCCGTATCAACGTAGAGAATATTTGCTACGGGCACAACGGTAAACCGATGAATCCTAATTCGGGATGGGAGGCTTAACCCTCAAAAATGAAGCCGTGTTCAGGGCACGTTAAAGTAGCCTGCGCTAATAAGCATTATAGCCGAGGCGGAGAATAATAAACTGTATAAGCAATCGATGGCGATGATATGAGCCTAAGACAGCAGCAGTCGATAAGTTAAAGATCATCACACTATTAGTGTGTATATATAGCCCTACTGACGGATTGAACGGTATCCGATAGCGAGAATCGGGTAGGGAACTTTTATGTAGTGTTTTATTTTTTATTTGTGTGGTTGTATAGTGTACGGTCTGCGAAGATAGTGCACTTTTTTAATAAGGGTGGTTAGCTTATCGGTTAGAGCTTCGTGTTGCGCAACCAATTATCACGATTGAGAGAGGTTCGATTCCTCTACCATCCACTATAATAATCAAATAATTAATCTTATGAAACGTACTCCACTATTAGCAATTTGGGCAATATCGTTCGCATTAACAATATTGCTTGCAAACGAAATGAATATTGTATTCTGGCTTTCGTTTGCTGTATTTGCATTATGTTCCATATACATGGAAAAGCACCAAAAAAGACTAAAAAGAGAGAGTGATAGAAGAAAAGTGATATAGGTATGCGGTTCGGGAGAATAGCTGTTTTATGTGTGAAAATTCGTGTCGATTAAGTCCTGTATCCGACGTGATACAGGCAAACGGGCGTAAAGTGGCAGTGTGTGAGCTCACCTGTCCAGCTGGTTTATTGCTGGTTCGAATCCGGTTACGTCCACAAATTAATAATTTAAATTTAATAGTTATGGCAAGAGTAGATAAACTTAAAGAAAGGGTAGAGATAGAAAAAAAATTAAGAAAAAAAGAAGACTCTATTCGTTACGAATTTAGTGATGGTTTGGCAGTTCAACTTCGCAGATGTGTTGCTGACTTAAATAGATTGGCTAGAATTAAAAGAATAATTGAAGAAGATCAAAGATTATACTCGGTGAAAACAAATCGAGGTGCCGGATATGTAGATGTAGTCAGAAACTACTAAGTAATAAATTTATTCAGTAATTTAAGCCAATAGCTATGAGAACAAAGCTAGAGCTAGATTTATATCAATTAAAGAACATAATGGCTGACATGGTTCAAGTTGGATACATGAAAGCCATTAAAGTTTATGAACCAACGAAAGATAATATAAGTACAAGAGAGTTGGTTAGATGGTTCAAGACGCTTGGTATAGATCCTTCATACATAAACAAAATGGAATCAGAAGGATTAATAAAAGGCAAAAGAAAAGGAGCCGGTAAAAATTCTCCGATATGCTATTCCAGATTGGAGATTAAACAAGCTTTGGCTACGATTGATTTAAACGAGTACATCAATATAAAATAGCTAGAAAATTATATTTCATCTATTTATTAATTAACCCAATGCCGACACCCCAGGATGTCGTAGAGTGCAAGCCTCTGTATTTGAGTTATACATGTTCTATATCCTAGTGTCCGTTGATTCGGTATCTAGGAACAAAATTTTGTCGTTAAAATACGATTTCGGAAGCGTCGGTTCGTGAGGATAGGCGCTTTATTTATTAACTAAAGTAACAATACTAAAATGGCTACACTAGAAGAATTTTCAAAAGAACGTGCTGGAGATATAGTTTATGACTTCACTCGTTTTCTTGAACCTTGTTTTGATATAGAAGGTATGGAGAAAATCGTTCAAGATGCAATTAAAGAAGGTGCAGAGTGGCAGGAAAAGCAATGTAAAGATGCTTTCTTCAAATTTTTCAGATCACGCTGCATATATGCGGTAACCGAATTTAATTGCCACATGTATAAAGAGGACGTTGCTTGCTGTGTAGAAAATTGTGACCGATTCAAGCAATTAACCTTAGACGAAGGGTAGAGTGTATTTCGATTAACCACTTTAAATAATATAAGATATGAATTTAGAAAACTATGAAGTGCTTCCCGTTGAAGCGCAAGATGTACAAATTGTACAAGTTGATGCCGTAGAAAGAGCAAACGTTGATTCGCAAGTAGCAACAGCCAAACGTTATCCACGAGATATAAGACGCAGTATAGACAACTCGGTTGTAATGGCTACTATGAATCAAGAAACAGCCCAATCATGTAGCTACGCCCTTCCCCGTGGCGGAAAACCTATCACCGGTCCGTCCGTTCATCTAGCTAAAATAATTGTCTCTAATTGGGGTAATATGCGTACAGAGGCAAAAGTTGTGCAAATAACAGACAAGCAAGTCATCAGCCGTGGGACATGCTGGGATCTGGAAACTAATGTTGCTTCTGCATTTGAAGTTAGACGTAGTATCATTGGTAAAAACGGACAGCGATTTTCTGACGACATGATTACAGTTACGGGTAACGCTGCAAACTCAATCGCTTATCGCAATGCCGTATTTGCTGTTATTCCTAAAGCTATAACAGATAGAGTGTACTACGCAGCACAAAAATTTATAACCGGTGATTTGTCCGACTCTGACAAACTTTTGAAAGTAAGAACAGGGGTACTGAACAATTTCAAAAACAACTATGGTATAACCGAAGAAGAAGTTGTAAAGATGTGCGGAAAGCAAACGGTAAACCAAATCGGTGCTGACGAAATCTCAATGCTAATGGGAACGATTCAGGCGTTGAAAGACGGAGATACTACAGTAGATGAATTAATGAAGCCGATACGTGAAAGCAAAGAGGCAAAGAAAGATGCGATGAAAAAGGCTATATCTACATCCGTAGACGAAACTACTGGTGAAATTTTTAATCAAACTGAACAATGATAGAGCAGGGGTCAAAGGATTGGCTAGTTGCCCGATTGGGAAATTTCACGGGAAGCCGGATAGGTGACCTTATGACAAGCGGAAAGAAAAAAGGGGAGATGTTTGGAAAGACAGCCCTCTCCTATATCTATGAAGTTGCAGCGGAAAGAAATCTCCTTCCTAAATATATCAAGGATGATTTTCTGTTTGAAATATACCAGGAACAGGTAAGTGTCGGCAATAAATTTATTGATTGGGGACACGACAATGAAGATTTTGCTGCGGAACGGTATCAACTTGCTACTAGATGCGAACTGGAAGAATGCGAAAGCATTACTCACCCTACAATACCTTATTTTTCTGCTTCACCAGACCGCATATCAACCATTTGTAGTACAAGGAAAGTGGTTGAGATTAAATGTCCATTGCCAAAGACGTTCATGGAATACATGGCGGAGGTTAAGGATAACGACACACTAAAATCAGTAAACTCTAAATACTTCTACCAGGTTCAAGCGGAAATGGCTTGTACGGGTTTAGAAAAAGCTGATTTTGTTGTTTTCTGTCCATTCTTGAAGCATAATATTCATATAGTAGAGATAACAAGAGATGAATCTGTTATCGCTGAATTTGAGAAGCGAATTCTGAAGGCTAATGAAATAATTGAAAAAATGGTAGCATAGCTTATGGAAAAAGAAATTAGCGAAATAAACGATTACCTGAATATTACCTGTTCAAATAATCCGGTAGAGATACAAGAGAGAATATCAGTCATAATGGTGTATTTGAACCGGTCCGGTGAAATGCTTGCGGATGCGAAGAAGCTACTCCGGAAGAAGAAATCTACAGAAATAAGCAATACCATCATTGCAATAGCTAAAGAGCAATGCTTGTCGGCAAAGGTGCAAAATGCTTTGCTTGACAGCATAGCGGAAGATGAATCATATTTGGTGGATCGGCTTGACCGGCTTAATGCTGCTTGTACGCATCAATTAGACGCCTTACGCACTTTGTTGAGCTACGAGAAGGAAGCTATGAGATTAAATAAAACGGGATATTAATAATTTAAAAGTAATATTTATATGATGCACACATGGTTTGAAGTGAAAATCCGTTATGAGAAAGTAATGGAAAATGGAATGCAGAAAAAGGTTACAGAACCTTATTTGTTTGATGCCCTGTCTTTCACAGAGAGTGAAGGTAAATGTATTGAAGAAATGACACCCTTTATCAGTGGGGAGTTTACTGTTTCTGATATAAAGAGAGCTAATTATTCGGAGATATTCTTTTCTGAAGAAGAATCGGCTGACCGTTGGTTTAAATGCAAATTGGTATTTATCACGCTTGATGAAAAAAGCGGTGCTGAAAAGAAAACATCTACTCATGTACTTGTTCAGGCTGTCGATTTAAGGGATGCTGTCAAGAAGCTAGACGAAGGCATGAAGGGAACTATGGCAGATTATCAAATAGCATCTGTCTCTGAAACGGCTATTATGGATGTGTATCCTTATGAAGCAAAGGAATAGCTTTGTTAACCTTTTTACCCCAGCCTGCCAGTCTGTGAAGATTGGCGGGCGAACATGGGCGTGAGACCGAAGTTGGTTATACGGAATGTGAATCCCGAGATGACTTCAATAAGGGAATGACATAGGCACGAAGGTTCGATTCCTTCCACGTCCACATGAAAATAACAATCACCAAACAAGAATACCAGACGATAGTCCGGTGCTTGAAAACATCAGAAATCCTCATTAGGGGATATAATTCGAGAGATGAAGATATGATTCGTAAAACTAGAAAGAAACTTCAAAGAAATTATGAGAACCGTAGAAATAATGACAGAGGTTGAAGTAGACCTTGACGATTACGTTGATGAAATTCTTGAAGAGTGTGACGACGATGAGCTAATTGAAGAAGTTGAGAAGCGGGGACATAGAGTTTATAGAAAAGGAAATCGTGTAGTAGCTTTTGGAGATCAACCTGTAAATTTCAACTCTCCGGAAGATTTAAGAAGATTCCTGTGTGATATAGCAGGTGTAGGGTATTATACGAGTAACGAAACGCTTCTCAATGAGATAAAATCAAAATTGTCATGACATTCGAAGAAAGGAATAAAAAGTTAAACGGCAAAGTTTGTCCTTACTGTGGTAAGCCAACCGAATTTATAGACAGTTCTGTAATCTACGGACGTTCTTACGGCATGATTTATCTATGTCGTGATTGTAGAGCTTACGTTGGTGTACATAAGGGTACAGACCAAGCGTTAGGGCGTTTGGCAAATGCGGAATTGAGGGAAGCCAAGAAAGAAGCCCATTTCTATTTTGACCAGATTGCCAAAACAGGCCTAATCAATAAGATTTGGAAGAAACACATTTCCAATACCTCAAACAGAAGTAAGGCTTACTTATGGCTATCTAACCAATTGAATATATCCCGTGAAGTTTGCCATATAGGAATGTTCGATGTGGATGATTGCAAGCGAGTTGTTGAACTATGTAAACCAATAGTAGAATGCCATACTACATAAAAAGCACTAAGGCTAAGAAGAAAGACAAGCCTTTACCCTTGTTTGACAAAGCAGGGATAACAGTAAAGAAGAAGCCGGATTTGAAAGCCAAACTCGACAAGGAGTTTTCCCTTTTCATCCGGCTTCGTGATGTAATGCCGAACGGATATTTTCGCTGTATCTCGTGCGGACGGATAAAGCCCTTCGAGCAAGCCGACTGCGGACATTATTTCAGCCGCACACATCTGGCTACACGGTTCAATGAAGATAATTGCCATGCAGAATGCCGTCACTGCAACCGCTTCAAAGCCGATCATTTGGAAGACTATCGGGTGAATCTGATTGCTAAAATCGGGCAACAGAAATTTGATTTACTAAAGGTGAAAGCTGCTAATACTTCCAAAATATCAGATTTTGATTATGAGCAGCTAATCAAGTATTACAAGGCACTTAATAAGAAGTTACGAAAGGAGAAAGGTTTATGAGTTATGTATTGCGTGATTACCAACAGAAAGCCTCCGACGCTGCCGTTTCTTTCTTCAACAATAAAATAAAGAAAACGAATGCTATCATGGTATTGCCTACAGGATCGGGAAAGTCTTTAATCATTGCGGATATAGCTGCAAGACTTGACGGACATACTTTAGTATTCCAGCCGAGCAAGGAAATACTTGAGCAAAATTTCAAAAAGTTATGCTCATACGGTATTCTTGACTGTTCAATCTATTCAGCTTCCTTCAATTCAAAGGAGATAAGCCGGATAACATTTGCTACCATCGGATCGGTAAAGAATCATCCTGAACTCTTTACTCACTTCAAGAACATCATCGTTGACGAATGCCACCTTGTAAATCCTAAAGAAGGGATGTATAAGGATTTCTTTGAAGCGGTTAAGTGTAAGGTGTTAGGGCTTACCGCAACACCTTACAGACTTTCATCCAGCCGAAACTTTGGCTCTATGCTAAAATTCATCACCCGGACAAAGCCTCATGTCTTTTCAGAAGTCATTTACCATGTACAGGTATCGACCCTACTTGATATGGGCTATTTGGCGAAATTGAACTACTACCCGATGAATCCATCGGGATGGAACGAACTCAACTTGAGGGTAAATACTACCGGTGCCGACTACACCGATAAGTCAGTCCAAAGAGAATATGAGCGTATAGACTTTTACGGTTATCTAGTCCATATCGTTCAAAGGTTGATGAATCCCAAAGCCGGAGGTAAACGAAAAGGCATTTTGGTATTTACCCGGTTCCTGAAAGAAGCAGAGCGGTTGACCTATTCAATACCTGGCTGCGCTATTGTATCCGGTGATACCCCAAAAGCCACTCGTGAAATGATTCTCCAACGTTTCAAAACAGGAGAAATACCAGTCGTTGCCAATGTCGGAGTATTGACTACAGGTTTTGATTATCCGGAACTTGACACGGTGGTTATGGCACGTCCCACGATGTCACTTGCTATGTGGTATCAGATAGTCGGTCGGGCTATCCGCCCCCACCCTTCCAAAGAATGTGGCTGGATTGTGGATTTATGCGGCAATATCAAACGTTTTGGTGAAGTCTCTGAATTACGATTGTTTGATAGCGGTAATGGAAAATGGATTGTTTGCTCTAAAGGTAGACAATTAACCAATGTGAGATTCTAAACAATGGATAAAGGATTTATTAAACTATCTCGCTCATTCTTTGATAACAAGATATGGCAGGCCGCCCGGGCATTTAGTGAGTGCGAAGCGTGGATTGACTTGATACAGGCAGCACGATTTGAGGCATCACCGACTACGTCGCGCATCGGGTGTTATGAAGTAACATGGGAAAGAGGGCAATATCCTGCATCCAATAGATTTCTTGCTAAAAAATGGGGAAGATCTGAACAATGGGTTAAATCTTTCCTCGGAAAACTGAAAAGAGAAAAAATGATTACTACTGATAACAGTCAAGGGATCAATGTGATTACTCTCGTCAATTTTGAAAAGTACAACGGTGAAGTTACGGAAAACCCACCTAACAACCCACCTTGCAACTCACCTAATCAATTGATAGATGGCAATTTACAGGAACTTGTAACCCACCTAGTAACCCAACAAGTAACCCACTTACTAAAAGAGCAACCCACCTCTAACCCAAATAATAAGAAAGAAGAGAATATAAAAGAAACTACTCCTAACGGAGTAGCAAAGAAAGACGCGGCTAAAGCCGCTACTCTCACTCGAAAAAATTCTTTCTACCAGTCCTTAGTTCCCTATGTCGGTAAATACCCGAAAGATATGATACGGGCTTTCTTCGATTACTGGTCAGAGCTGAATAAATCAGAAACTAAAATGCGCTATGAACTTGAAAAGACCTGGGAGTTACCCAAAAGGTTAGCCACATGGGCAAGCAAGGAGAGAATGCCTGCTAAACCGGCTACTGACATCGGGGTAGTTCTCAATAACAATTCCCCTGATAAATACGATTCACCACAAGAAAGAAAATGGGAGGAAAGATGGAACAAATAGACTTCAAAAAAACAATCAACAATCTCAAAGAGACCGGGTTTAATCCCGTCCCTAACCTTGTGAACATAGCGATACCGAATGCAAAAAATGTTCTTTGGTATGGACTGAACTATTTCACGGAAAATGCTGAATGGTTACCAGAATACGAAGAAATAGCCGTATGGCTTTCCGGAAACAACGGACGTGGGCTTTTATGTCATGGCAATTGTGGACGGGGAAAATCCCTTATCTGTTGGAAGATCATCCCCCTGCTTCTGAATCACTATTGCCGAAAGATAGTAGCCTGCTATGATGCTCAACAAATGAACGCTGATATAGATGGGGTAAAAGCAAAACATATCATCTATATAGATGATATCGGAACAGAGAACCTAAGTGTGAAATTTGGTGAGAAAAGACTTGCCTTCTGCGAAATTGTGGATGAAGCGGAAAAACGAGGGAAGCTCCTGATATTAACCACCAATCTGTCACTTGACGAAATCTCTCAAAAATACGGAGAGCGCACCATGGATAGATTGGTTTCCATTACTACACGGGTAAAATTTAAAGGAAAAAGTTTGAGAAAATGAATGTTACAATATGTTGGAATACCAAAGACCGGAACACTATAGACAAGATACGAAAGAAGTTCGGTATTCCATCCTATATGAGTGTCAACCGAGAAACACCTTGCAATATCAAGGAGGAAGATATGGAACTCCTTAGAGAAACTGAAAAACGAGGATTTATTCAAATTAGAAACAAATAAAATCATGTTAGTAGGAACAACAAACCTTAACACGACGCTAAATTTAGCATACGTGTTAACAGATGTCGTAGAAACTCTTCTCTACGATTTAAGAAGTGAAATGAGAAAGCAAGGCTATGAATTACGTTACGACGCTAAACATAACTTCAATACAGCAATAGCCGCGATCCGGAAATTGAAACAAGATGTAGACAAAACCCAATTCTCCACACAAGAGAACTTTGGAAATGATTCCGATTGTCTCCTAGCCTTCATCCGGTTATTAGTAGACAGATGCGGTGATGATGACAAGAAAATGTTTGCGTTCTATAACTACATCAAGAGTCATCCTTCACAGCTAGGGCTTGAACTGTCCGATGAAAAAGTGTATTCGCCCATATTTTTAATAACTGAAATTCTATTTTCTAAAATATGAGAATACTCCTAAACATCCTCCTTCTTCTGATAGTGAACATCTTATTTTACCTGGTAGTCTACCGGTTGGCGGACTACTTGATGAATACAATTAATTAAACGATGAATGATAATGAAGAAAACTCACGGCTCATTATTTAGCGGAATTGGAGCTCCGGAACTTGCATCCGAATGGATAGGATGGGAAAATCTGTTTCATTGCGAAATAAATGATTTCTGCCGGAGCTTTTTGAAAAAACGATTTAAAAGTACAAGTTATGCAGACATTACCACAACAGACTTTAATATTTGGCGAAACCGAGTGGACATCCTTACAGGTGGTTTCCCCTGCCAGGATGCAAGTAAGGCCAAACAGGTCGGAGGAAAAGGACAACTCGGACTTGAAGGAGAAAGGACCGGATTATGGTGGCACATGTACCGGGCTATTGACGAGATCCGTCCCCGCTGGGTTGTCGCAGAAAATGTTGCCAATATCACAAGAGTTAACAACGGAAGAGATTTTGCAAAAATCCTCCATTCGCTTTCCGGATTGGGGTACAATGCGGAATGGAAGATTATGTACGCTTCAGATGCAGGTGCGCCCCAAAGAAGAGCCAGGTGTTATCTGGTTGCTTACTCCGACAGCGTCCGATTACAAGAGAGTGAATATTTCTTCTCCAATGTATGCCAGACGCTTACACAGAGGCGAAGGAGCGATTGCGGAGCAACTTTACAGGTTGGGAAATCGTGGCCTGCTGAACCATCAGTTTATAGCGTGGATTATGGGTTTTCCGATAAATCACTTGAAGTGTATGGCAAATCTCGATTGATTAAAGAAGTGTTCCATGCTTACGGAAATTCAATGTGCCCCCAACTGGTATATGAAATTTTCAAGAGAATAGAAGAATTGGACAATTAATTAACCCTTGCAAGTTCTTGAAGAATTATCAAGGATTTGCGTAAAACAATAAGAGAAAGAGTCAATATGCGTGAAGAGATAATGTACATGATAACCTACCCGGATGGTACACTTGTGATGAATACTCAAAAGTTTTACCGAAGATCTTGCGTCAGATACTGGCTGGACGGAACTGGTTTGACATGGAAACAGATGTATAAGAAAGGCTTTCGCTGTAAAAAAGTGAAAGTTACATTTGAAATAATTGATTAAAAACAACTTTTAAAATGAAAGGAATCAAATGATAATAGCATGGTTCTCATGCGGAGTAACTTCCGCAGTCGCTTGTAAGATCGCATTGAGTCTGTACAAGGATGTGCAGCTCTATTATATCGAAACCGGCTCCGGTCATCCTGATAATGTCCGATTTCTTGCAGATTGTGAAAAGTGGTACGGCCAGTCGATTCATACTATCAGAAGTGACAAGTATCTTAATGTAGAAGATGTACTGACTAAAAAACGGTATATCAATGGACCTACTGGTGCTGCTTGTACATTCGAATTAAAGAAGCAAGTTCGTTATAAGTTAGAAAAGGAACTTGGTTCTTGGGACGGACAAGTATGGGGATTTGATTTCGACCCGAAAGAAATAAATCGGGCTATCCGGCTAAAGCAACAATATCCGGACACAAAGCCTTTATTTCCTCTGCTTGAAAAGCAGATTACGAAACCGGATGCAATGGGAATGCTTTGGAAAGCCGGTATTGAAATCCCCGCTATGTACAAGATGGGCTACAATAATAACAACTGCATCGGTTGTGTGAAAGGTGGTATGGGTTACTGGAACAAGATACGCAAGGACTTCCCGGAAGTCTTCAACCAAATGGCCCAGATTGAACGTAATGTAGGTGCAACGTGCCTAAAGGATAAAGACGAGCGTATCTTCCTAGATGAACTACCGACATGGCGAGGTGACCCAGTGGAAGAGATTATACCAGATTGCTCTCTTATCTGCCAAATAGAGTTTCAAGAGATACTTGATAGGCAAGTAGAACGAGTAATGAAAGGAGAAATTAGTATTAATGATGTAGCCTAATTAGGCTCAAAACCCAATTTAGATATGAAACAGACAGTAGAAGAAGCAGCATACGACTATGCTACCAATAAAACAAAGTTCAGAAAAGAGGTTTTAAAGGAGGTTGATCCAGATAACTATGTTAGTCGGAAATCTGATTGTATGGAAGATTTCCAATGTGGTGCACAATGGCAGGCAAAGCAATCACCGTGGATCAGCGTAGAGGATAGGTTGCCATATGATCAAGACATAGTATTAGTCCGTGATGAATATGGTAGGATTTGTACTGCTTATCTTCATAGTGAGAATAGTGGATTTATTACTTATGGAGAAGATGCTTATAATTTCTTTGGAGAAATTACCCACTGGATCCCTATCCCAAAGTTTGACGAATAAATATTTGAAAGGAGAATAGACTATGGGATTTACAACAGCAGCGTTTATACGCAAAAACACACCGGAGCTTCGGAAAAAGTTGGAGGAGTTGGGATATAAATGCTCTTCATTAAGATGTGATAGGTCTTGCTTGTATACAGCTTCCTGTCTTAATGTTTATCATTCTGTACACCCTGAATGGCTTGACAATAAAGACATTTGTAAAACTAATGATATAGACTGCGGAGATAACGAGGATCTTTTTCTTGCCATAGCCGCATTGAGGGATGATATTGATATACACCAATGGTTTACAGATGGTAAAGATTGGGCGTATCATCCAAAAACTAGTTATTGCTCTCCGTGTGTTACTATATATAAAACGCTAGCATTTGACCATATTCCAGAAGATTTTAAAATGGAAAATTATCACAAAGCTACCGTAGAAGAGCTAATCGAACACTTTAGAGGAAAGGAGGAATAAAATGAATCGTGAAATAAAATTTAGAGGAAAGTCTGCCGATAATGGAAAATGGATTATTGGTTACTATTATCATGAGTGTGGTAATACATACATTGTAGAAGATAGGCAGTCATTATCGGAGACAAGCCGGAATGTCCCTTATCTAGTCATTCCTGAAACCGTAGGTCAGTTCACCGGACTATTTGACAAGAATGGAAAAGAAATATACGAAGGAGATATTATCAGCGTAAACGGTAAATATCCCAAATTAGTGAAGTATATAAATGACTATGCTTGTTTTTGTTTAGCCAATATAGAAGACCTAGATGAAGAAATGGACACTGGTTATTGGCATCAAGTATCTCCCGGTTGGTGGAATTCATCAAAACGAATAATTAAAGTGATTGGAAACATCTATGATAACCCGGAATTAATCAAGGAGGAATAATCATGAAGAAAATAATGTTTAACGATAAATACAGCTTAACCCAAGCCGTATTAGATGGTCGGAAGACTATGACAAGGAGGATATTTTATATCCCTGATAAACTTGTTCCTTACCTTAATATCGACGATATGTTTGATATTGTTGACAATTGTATTATTTGGAAAGACAAAGTTGGCGGTATTCGTATGACATTTGAACCTAAATATAAGGTTGGCGAAGTTGTCGCCATTGCACAAAGTTATATGGATGTTGACCGATTTCATAGAAAAGGGAAAAATGCGGCTTACTTAGAATACTTGGATTCTATATTGCCTGAACTGAAATTATATCCCGGTTGGGGAAATAAGATGTTTGTGAAAGCTGACCTAATGCCCCACCATATCGAAATTACCGGAATCAAGGTTGAACGCTTACAAGATATATCCGATGAAGATATACTTAGAGAAGGGATATATAGATTCAATGATTTTATTTTTGCTTTTGATGACAATAAAGGATATATTCATTCTTTCGATTCAGCAAAAGAAGCTTTTATCTCTTTGATAGACAAAGTTTCTGGCAAAGGCACATGGGAAAGTAATCCGTACGTATTATGTTACGAGTTTGTGTTAGTTGACTAAGGGAGGAATAGCCATGCCAATAAGCGAAATTATGAACCAAGAAGACAGCAACCTACTGGCGGAATGTATGAAGGAAGCCATGAAAGTGGAATTCCTGGACACCAGTGAAGAGATAAAGTTATGGGCTTATTCCCTGTATAATGCGAAAATATGGGGGAGGAGTGTAAAGTAATAAACAGGAAATTATTAACTTTGTGCTACATGTCAAGTGGCATGTAGCTAATCTGACGAAAAGACATGAAGTTATCAGTAAAACAGGAAAATTTTTGTAATTACTATATTGAGTGCGGAAATGCGTCCGAGGCTTATCGTCGTGCATATTCTTGCTCTAATATGAAAGATGAATCAATAAATGTTAAGGCTGTCGAATTGTTAAACAACGGTAAGATTACGGTAAGGGTAAAAGAGCTTCAAGAAGAACTAAAGAAGAAATCAGACATTACAAAAGAAGAGGTCTTAAATATGCTTAAAAGCTTTATGTATGCTGACATACGTAATTTTCTTACCATAAAAAACGGCAATGTTATTTTCAAAGATAGCGAAGATTGGACTGACGAAATGGCAATGCAAGTCGAAAGCGTGAAACAGGGGAAAGAAGGGATTGAAATAAAGCTGAATGGGCGGACATGGACTATCCAAAGGATATGTAAAATGCTTGGTTTTGATTCTCCTCAAGATATGAATATAAACATTGCATCTCCTATGACTAAAGAGGAAGCCAAACGAATAATAGAAGACTTATGATGGGGGAAGGATATGATTATATACGGGCGTTTTGCCTATCAGGGACGTTAAACTATACGAGATATTTCTTTAAAGCAAGATTTGGTCGCAAATTTGTAGTAAACGATCATCATGTAAAGATATGCCAGGCTCTTGATGATGTGATTGACGGAAAGATAAAGAAACTGATTATAAACATAGCTCCGAGGTATTCCAAGACAGAATTAGTGGTTAAGAACTTCATATCTTATGGCCTTGCAATCAATCCATCTGCTAAATTTCTTCATTTATCTTATTCGGATGATCTGGCTAATGATAATTCAGAAGAAGTAAGAGATATAGTTAAGTCGGAAGAGTATAAGCGGGTGTTCCCTTATGTAGACATAAAGAAAACAAGCGATGCAAAAAAGAAGTGGTATACAACAGAAGGCGGAGGAATGTATGCTACGGCTGCCGGAGGACAAGTCACAGGTTTTGGAGCTGGTGCTGTTGATGATGAAAACGATCTATCCAAAGCATTAGAAGAGTTTAAACCGTCGTCCAAATTTGCAGGTGCATTGATTATTGATGATCCGGTTAAGCCTGAAGATGCAATATCAGACACTCCAAGAGAAAAGGTAAACCAAAGGTTTGAAACAACTATAAGGAACCGTGTAAACTCACGGAATACCCCTATTATAATCATTATGCAAAGGTTACATGAGCATGATCTTTGCGGATATTTGATGGAAACCGAACCGGGAGAATGGACCGTTTTATCTCTTCCGGCAATAGTGTATGATGACGGTAAGGAAAAAGCTTTATGGGAATTTAAACACACCCTCGAAGAGCTGCACAGGATGCAGAGAGTAAACAGTTATGTTTTTGAAACTCAATATATGCAGAATCCAACTCCTATGGAGGGGTTAATGTATGGTAAATTTAAGACTTATGAGACTATTCCAATAACCAATAGAGCAATAAGGAAAAACTATACAGACACAGCCGACACAGGAAGCGACTATTTATGCTCTATCGATTACATCGATACGGAGATAGGGAATTTCATTCTTGATGTCCTTTTTACACAAAAGGAGATGGAATTTACCGAGCCGGAAACAGCTAAGATGCTTACTAAAGACCAAATATCCAAGGCAAATATAGAAAGCAATAATGGAGGAAGAGGATTTGCCCGGAATGTAGAGAAACAGATGCGGATGATTGGCAACCCCAAGACCCAAGTAAGTTGGTTTCATCAGTCAAAAAACAAAGAGGTTCGGATCTTTACCAGGTCTTCCGAGGTGATGAATCTTACTTATTTTCCTGCTGATTGGGAAAGGAGGTGGCCGGAGTTTGCGTCTCAACTGAAAACATACAGGAAGAAGGGAAAAAACGCTCACGATGACGCATGCGACGCTCTTACAGGAACTGTGGAGATGAGAGGTGAGATAGATGTTCTGTACTATAAGAAAGAGGCAATAGGGGTAAATAATCAGATATTTGTTGAAATACACCCCAATATAAACGGATTGTTTATAATGGTTTCTTATTGCGTTGCTGGCGGAAAGATATTCATGATTGATTGCTTGTTTTCCGATTCGTTAATATCTGTTGACCGACTTATTAATAAAACAGACGGGGATGTACAAATGGAGATTCCTGTAGAGATGAAACATTACGCAGACGATTATAGGAAGCTTATCGACCATGATTTGTGGGTAAGAGAAGAATCAACAGACAAGAAAACTATGATTGAATCGTATAAATCGATTATTAAAACTATCTGTTTCCCTGAATCAAATGATTCATTTTCTGCTTTAATTGCCAATATGTCTGATTATGATGGAATTAATAGTTTTGAAGCTATGTATGTATTATCTTGTGTCTGTGCTCGTGTAAAATCTTCGAATATAGTATAATAGCATAAAATAATTATCTATTTTTATTTGGACTAAATAGAAATAATTTCTATATTTGCGGTGAGGATAACAATCCCTTCGTGTGAAGATGCACGGAACCTATAATTTTTATACTATCGGATTTTTCGTTAGTGTTTTTGTCCGTAAAGACCTCTTCATTTCGTAGGGAATGGTTATCTCAAATCAGATAATCATTCTTTTTATGTCTAAAATAGGAAATTGGTTTCAAAAAAAGATTAATATATCTGTTCCCTCCATGAGAGAGACAGTAAAGGCTATTGAAAAGGATTCTAATGGGAATTTCTGGTATCTTACCAATTTCTTCTCACCATCTGGTAAAATCAAAAATGATTATGATCTAACCTTGGATCAGGATAAAGCTGATTCTCTTCTTGTATGTACCCCGTTTTCTACTGTTATAAATAAAGTCGGTTCTCTCTTTGCAAATGGGAGAATATATGTTACAGACAAGGATGGAAACGAGAAAGAGGGGTATAATGATATTAGAGAATTGCTTTCACGTCCTAACCCACTTCAAACAAGAGTTGGATTTTTTAAAGAGATTGAGATGTCTCTTAAGCTTTTCGGATATTGTCCCATTTTCACTGTAAGAGCAACAAAAAAATCATTGCCGCTCGCAATGTATGTCATGCCTGCGCAGATATTTCACATGGTTTCTTCCGGTAAACTATTCCGCCAGTATGATATAAAAGATATTGTTTCTAGAGTATACTTGGAGTGGAATGGTTTGCAGGAAGAATTATCCGACGAAGACTACTTTGTAATTTACGATAGCTCTGCAAATGTTAATGGTTCCAATCAGGATATAGAATTCTCTTCGGTTACAGACTCCCTTTCTATGCCAGTTAATAACTGGATTGCAGCAATGACAGCCAGTTATCAGCTAATTGTAAATGGTGGCCCCAAAGGTATTATTTATTCTGATTATACCGATAAGATGGGTAATCAGGCTATGACACCAGGGGAAAAAGAAATCTTGGAATCTAAACTAAAAGAAAAATATGGTATTCTCAATAAATTTCCTATCCTGACATCAAAAATAAAGCTTGGCTGGATTCCTTTGAATTATGATGCGTCCCAGCTTAAACTTCACGAAGAGGATGAACGGTGTAGTAGAAAGATATGTAATGCAATAGGTATTGACTATAGTTTATTTGATGAATCTAAATATGACAACAAAAGCATAGCGGAAAAGTCCGCTTACCAAGGTCTTATTATTCCTGATTCAGAGAAAGTAACGGAGGCTTTGACAGAGGCTATTTGCCCCAAAGGTGTTTTTATAAAGTTAGATTATACTCATATCGATTGCCTTCAACAAGATAAATCGGCCTCTTCTTCTGCATTTCAGAAAATGGCCTCTTCTTTAATTCAATTAGTTGAAAAAGGTCAAATAACTCTTGATGAATCCAGAAATGAGCTGGCAAAGTTTATAGATATCGATCCTGATAATCCAAAAGGCGAATTAAAAACTAATAACTCTATTGAAAATGGACAAAACTAATAAATATAGCGGAAGAATGGGGATGCAGTATAAGACATTCTCTATTTATGCAAAAGAAGTAAATTACGACAATGAAAGCCGTACTATCAGCGGCTACGCTGCAGTCTTTGGCAATAAAGATAAAGCCGGTGATGTCTTGATTAAAGGGTGTTTCTCAAAGAGTATTCAAGACAGAGGTCCGGAAAGTTCTGCTAATGACAAAATAATTATGTTATGGATGCATAACATGAATGAGCCTATAGGTCGGATTACAGTATTAAATGAAGATGAAAAAGGACTTTATTTCGAAGCAATAATAGATGAAGTTCCGAGAGGAGAACAGGCAATAAAACAGCTTGAATCCGGAACTTTGAACCAGTTCTCAATCGGATATCAGTATGTGTGGGAGAATTGCGAATACGATGCGGAAAAAGACGCTTTCATTGTGAAAGAGGTAAAGCTTTATGAAATATCAGTAGTCTCTATCGGTTGCAATGGAGAAACAGAATATTTGGGGCTAAAATCTATTGAGGATGCGGAAAAAGCTTATGAAGAATTAAATACCGAAATATCTGAAGTGTGTTCAGGGATGCCTGCATCCAAACAGCAAAAGATACAAAGAATCATATCAAAAGCAATGTCACTTGCGTCATTCAGGCCGGAGATTCGGAAAGAATCTACACCTGAAGGAGAGGAAGCCGACATGCACGGCAATAAGGTAAAATCAATGTTCAAAAATTTAAAATTAAAGTAAGTATGGGAAAAGAAGTGAAAAAGGTTGAGTTTAAGGATTTCCTTGATACTAAAGGGTTGTCCGAAGACGAATCTAAGGTTTTTGAAGTGTTTTCCAAGGGGCTGGATGGTTACATGGAGGCTCTTTTCGCCCAGTTTATTAAAGACGAGATTGATTCTAAGTCTATGAAAGAATCAATTGATAATGCAACGAAGTCTATCGAGGAGCTGAAGAAAGAAGTCAACGGATTTGCAGATAGTGAATCTATCAATGAACGCTTGAAATCATTTGAAGAAACAATCGTCCGGATCAAAGCTGCGACCGAAAAAACAAATGGAGGAACATATAAATTAAAATCTATTGAAGATCAATTGCGGGAGCAGCTGAAAGCGTATATTACCGAAAATAATAACGGTTGTTCTACGGTTGATTTGAAATCGGCATGTAAAGCATCTCCCGGTAACAAACTAGAGCTGAATCTTGTTGTAAATACGAAAGATGCTGCAGTTATATCTTCCGGTTCTTTGGCTCCTCATTACGGTGTTGAAATTGACCCGAATTTATCTGTAAATCCAAGGTCTCAAACTGTTATCCGTAATTATGCTAGTGTTTCTGGTACAAATAGTAGATCACTTATTTATGCAGAATATGTAAGTAAGGATGGTGATGCTGCATGGGTTACTGAAGGGGGATTAAAACCGTTGATGGACGCAACTCTTGCGGAAAAGACTGTTACGGCTGCCAAAGTTGCAATTGCAGCTAAATTCACAGAAGAAACGCTTTCTGATTTCCCAAGCTTTGTGAATGAAGTGCAAACAGAAATGGTGAACAAGCTTGGTATAAAAGAAGAACAGGGGATCTTGTCAGGAACTGGAACGTCCGGTGAAATCAAAGGTGTAGCCGCAGATATGCCGGCTTTCTCTTTGACAAATTTCTATATTGACAGAGCTAATATGTTTGACGCTCTTGTGGCAGCTTATTCGCAAATCGTTTCCACCAGTGAAATGGCTTATCGTCCAAACTTAGTGCTGATGAACCCTCTCGATTATGCTTCAATGCAATTAACGAAAGACGCCAATGGACAGTATTTGCGCCCATTCCGGTACAATGACGAACTAATCCAAGGATTAAGAGTTGAGACTACTACTGCAGTAGCGCAAGGAGATTTCATCATGGGAGATTTCTCTTATTTGAATATCCGTGACTTGTGGGCTCTTTCAATCTCTCTAGGCTGGGAAAACGATGATTTCAGAAAGAATATCGTGACGGTGATTGCTGAAAAGAGGCTGATGTGCTACATCAAATCGCAATATAAGACAGCATTTGTCAAGGACAAATTCAATACAGTTATTGAAGGTATCACTAAATCAATTGATTAAAGTATGGGAAAAGAATACAATATGAATTTGACAAAACGCTACAAGGTAACGTTTATCAAAGATGGTACAATGTATAAAAGTGGAGAGGAAGTTATGGTAGGCATGCCTCTTGCCAGCAAGTTTTATGCAGAAGGTAAAATTGAAGCGACTAGCGAATTGGTTAATGATGCCAAGACTTTAGGATGCGAAGAACTTTTCACCAAACGTAAAAAGACTAATTCATGATAATTGACGGCTCATATTTTACAGGATTGCTAAGTCTCGGTATAATCTGGGATATAGACGATGATTCAATCACAAGAAAAGCAGGACGGGATAATCTCCAATCGTATATCGATTTATATGAGAGAAGGTTCCTCCGAATGGTCTTGGGAAAAAGTATGAGCCGTGAATTCATAGAATATCTTCTATCAGGCAAAAATGATATCGATAAATGGGAAAGGTTGAAAGATAAGCTTTCCAGTAAAGGATATAGCCCAATCGCTAATTATGTGTATTTTCACTATGTTAGACGGTGTGGGGTAGTACAAACTCCGGTAGGGACTGTATATGCCTCTGATGATAAAAAGGCGGATCCAAATCCTCTTTTGATTTCTGCTTGGAATAATATGGTGCAGATGAATGAAGATTTGTATGATTTCCTGGAATCAAATAAGGAATATAACGGCTTTGTTTTTAACACAACCATGCTTGAATTCATAAATGGACTGGGAATATGAAATCAATAAATGACATATTCAGAGATATTGTAGATAATACTGCTAAAATATATGGCAGTAATGTTTCCTATATGTTTGGAGATTGGGAATATATTGCCGGTCAGTTAACCGAATGGAGCCAGTCACAAGAGACGAGTAAACTGAAGTTTCCTATAATATGCCTGTATTCCCCGTATATTGAGGATCGTACATCTAAGGTCCCAAACGCCAGTCTTGAGTTTATTATCATGGTAGATACCCGGAAGGAGTATCTTAATGAGGAAAGGGAAAGAGTGTCGTTTGTCAATGTTCTCCGGCCTGTTTATGATGCTTTCATAAAAAGCATACTTGCATCGCCGGACATTGTTAATGAATATAACGGTGTAATTCCTCATTTATACACGGAAAACTACCGATATGGCAGAAAAGGAGTGGAAGCTGACGGTAAACCATTTAGAGATTTCATCGACGCTATTGAGATAAAGAATTTAAATATTAAAATTAAAAATATTAAGTGCTATGGCAATAGATTTTAGAGAGTGTGCCGGTGTAGCTCAATTTAATACCGGTACTTCAAAATGTTTGCTTGATCCTGGAAAGGTAAAGGCTATTATCCTGACAATGCACGGGTACAAACTTCCGGAAAATGCAACTGCAGAACTGTTGGAAGCCGCTTGTCACGATGACAGACCTAATCGAATCTTCCCGATCAAAACTATTATTGAATATGCTCCGTCAGGTGGCGAAGCAAACAAAAATGCTACTGGATATGGTCCTACTAAAATTACGTCCTATTCTGCAAAGGATGATGTCTGGACTGTAGACGAATACGACGCAAGTTTGAAAGCGAACCTTATGGCTGCCAAAGGCGTCGCTTTTGATGCATACTTTGTAGACGATAACAATGTTGTGTACGGCATGAATGATGGAACCGGCATTCTTGCAGGTATTCCTCTTTCTGGTGTGTACCCGGGTGGACAAGACTGGGATTCATCCGGTACGGAAGCCAACCTTACTGTAGGTACGATGTTCAAGGACTACGAAAAATACGTAAAAAATGCCGATTATAAGGTATATAAGTTTGATGTGGTGGAAGCCTTGAAAGGACTTGTGTATGTTGAACTCGTAAAACTCGACACTGGAGAAAACAATTATAAACTAAGAGAGCATTTTGGTGGTCTTGATGTTACCTCTTTCTTCGGTGCGGCATTGGCTGAAGGTGCAACAACTTGTTTTGACGGTAGCGTATCTGCTGTTAAATACGAAAATGGAAATCTGGTTATCACGGCAACCGGTACTCCTTCCTTGAAGTCTCCGAAGGTTCTGCAAGAGAATGGTGTTGTCGGCATTGAACAATGGGTATCATGAAAGTCGAGGGAATCAATTTCGTAGACGAAGAAGTGCGGAAAATGAAGAAAAAAGAGTTTATTGCTAAACATAAAGTCCTTTTTTCTGACCGGACTGAAGCTGAAAAAGAAAATATCCTCTCTGATATCTACGATAGGATTGTAGGCGTCAGGTCTCCTTTAGAGGATACTATTTAAAGTGGTTTGTTTTCAGGAAGGGGGAGGGCATTTGCCTTCCCTTTTCTCTTATAATTTGCGTATGGCTACAATAAAAGAAGCATTGGATAATGTGATAGCTTTTGTTAATGGGTTTGAAGGAGAGATTCAAAATACCATGGATTCAAACAAATCTCTTGTTAGAGAGTTTGTGACAGAGCAGTTGTATTCAGGTGTAAATGGGAATGATAAACCATTGCGACCGACTTATTTGAATGACCCTTGGTTTGCTACTGATGAAGCCGGGAAGTGGAAGAACAATGCAAAGGGGTATGCTAAGATGAAGAAGAGAATAACAAAACCTACTCCCTCTTTTCAAGGTTATCCGGCTAGGGATATTTATACTCCCAACCTCATTATAACAGGCGAATTCTATGATTCTATACGTATCTCTTCGTCCTCAAAGGGATTGAAGATAGAAACGAGAGGAAGCGATATAGGACCGGATATAGAAAGGAAGTATGGAAGTGCTATATTGGGAGTAGGAGGGAAGTCCCGTGAATACTTCCTCAAATATGTACTTAACCCGGCCCTTAAAAATTACTTTTCAAAATTTGGCGTATTATGAGTTGTTGGTGTCAAGGTAATAAACGGCTTGCTTCTGTAGAGAAAATGCGGGAAATCGCAAAGAAGGCGGCTAAAATGGAGAAATCTGTGTATATTCTATTCAGAAAAGAGGATGGCAGTATTTGGTATGCAAAAGAGGGAGAAGATTACAAAGGCGTTTTCGTCGAATATATATATCCGTAATACGAAGAATAGAATAATATTTAGGGTGCATGGTTAGAAAAATTACGGGGGTTATACAAAAATCATAGGAAAAATAGAACAATAAAATACCGTCGAGAAAAAATAAAATAATTGTTTGCCAAATAATAAAAACTTGCTATATTTGTAGTGCGATACAGCTTGGGGAAGCGCATATAAGATACTAAGTATTTCCATAGAGTTGGGAATATATAAACGGTGCCGAAAGATCCTCAAGCGTTCGGCACTGTTTTTTTATATTCCTGTGTGTGAAAGGGCACACTACGAAAATTGTATGAATGATATTCAGATTTTCAAAAATGAAGCTTTCGGTGAAGTTCGTGTAGCCGGAACAAGTGAAGAACCATTATTCTGCTTGGCAGATGTTTGTAAAGTACTTGAGTTAGGAAATCCCAGTCAAGTAAAAACAAGACTTTGTGGTGAGGTCATTACTAATGAGGTCATCCCGGACTCTCTTGGTAGACCACAAGAAATGATTTTTATTAATGAAGACGGTTTGTATGATGTAATACTTGATAGTCGTAAGCCACAAGCTAAAACTTTTCGTAAATGGGTAACTAGTGAAATCCTTCCTTCTATCCGGAAGCATGGCATATACGCTACTGATAATGTTATAGACCAAATATTAAACAACCCGGATTTCGGAATCGAGCTTCTCACTAAGCTAAAAGAAGAACGATCGGCACGCATTGAAGCAGAGAAACAGGTAGCAGTACTAACTCATGTCAATAAGACCTATACATGTACGGAGGTTGCGAAAGAGCTAGGGCTTAAATCGGCAATTGAACTTAATAACCGTTTAAAAGAACTTGGCGTACAATACAAAGTTAATCAGACGTGGGTACCATACACTAAATACTCTACGCTTGGTTGGTTTGATATAAAGCAAGAGGTTGCTGACAATGGACATATTATCTACCATAGAAAAATTACCGGAATTGGTAGGCAAGGGATCATCAATCTGTTGGCATTGTAATTAATCAAAGAAAGGGCAGCCTTAAAGCTACCCTTTCCTGCTGATTGGCGTCAACTAATGTGCCGGTCCGAAGCCCCCTAACACTAACTTATTTTGCTTTCTCTATTCTCATCTTTATTATTCTTGGAGACGTTGAGCTCTTCATTCTTGTCTCGTTCTCCAGCTCTTTAACTCTTTCCTTTAACTGCAGGTATTCATTAGTCAGTAATACAAGCCTTTGCAGTAAAATTTCGTATAAGTCCATAGTGATATATTTTTATTAGTGTGATTCGTGTGATTCGTTTAATTTTTCGATATAGTTGTGGCTGTCCGGCATTGAAACGGACTGCTGTAAAATGTGTGATGTGTGTTATACTATCCTGGCTAGCTTTCCGTCTGAAGGATTTCCGCCAAACAGGTGGTTCAGGTAAGCCAATCCCTTTTGGGTAACTAGCACTTTGGTTACGACAAACCCCGGATGGTTGTTGCGCTCGATGAACTTCTCCTTCATCTCGAAGTATCCGGCATCAATAAACCGCTGTTTGGGCTCGTTGCGGTTGGCGAAGAATACGCCCGCTTTCCTTAGCTTGTCGAATAGGGTATTGCGCCCGAATCCGAGCTTTAGGATCTTGGCGGACATTCCTATATCTACCTTGTCGTCGGTGGCGAAGGCTGCGTCGGCAAAGGCTGCCTTTGGTTGGAGTTTGGCGTTTTGCTGTTCCAGTTGTTTCTTCTCCAGTGCTAACCGTTGCTTTTCCTCTTCCGATGATACTAGGGCTTTCAGGGCTTCGAGGTAGGTTTGGGGAGTTTGAGGTTTGCGCTTCTCTAGTTCGAGTTGTTCCCAGCGATCAATAATCTTCTCACGGAGTACTGCGTCGTAACCAGAGGCGAGAATCAGACAGCCTTTCTTGGTGAGTTCGAAGCAGGGGAGTTTTCGACCGGTAGAGTCTTTATAAGTGCTCGGCTGAAAATTCAGCTTAGTAACACCTTGAGATAATAGATTGCGAATGTCTGCTAAAACATTCTTATGCAATTTTCCTGTAAGTTCGGCTATTTCAAGCGAACTCATTCTATCCGTGTCGTGGATTAACGTCGCCATCAAACTACTATTATTCGTTTGATTTTGATTGGTGATATTGTTAAGCATAAACAATAAAAAAAGGTATATTGCCTTTCCCGCTGCTTAACACATATCACCTATGCTGTGGTTCCATTACAGTTCCACACGGGGGTACAATATACCTCAATATTTTAAAACAAGCATAAAAAATGCTCGCATGATTAATGCAAGCTCCGCTCGCACAGATGATTTATATATGTTAAGCACCGCAAACATACAAACTATTTTTGAAAAAAGCAAGAAAAAGCAACTTTTTTATCTTCAAAGTAAAGATATATATTGATTTGTTTGGATTTATGAACAGTTGTCAGTTATTTTGTCATATTGTATAACATAAAACACACAGTTATGAAAAAAATATTCCAATATTCTTTTTTTATAGTATTTACTTTTCTCTTTGTCTCTTGTGGTTCATTGCCAAAACCTTATTCCTATACAGGAATTCTTGATTATTCAGAGTTTACCCGAAATGGCATATTTGTTACGGAAGCCCCTACGGTTAATTTTGATTATACACCTATAGGAAGTTTAGTGTCTAAATCGGAAGGCGGATATGTAAATACGACCTATAAAGAGCCTGTTATAAGTGATTGTTTTACTGATATGATAAAAAAGATAAAATCATCAGGAGCCAATGGGGTTATAGGGTTAAAAATTAATTTTGATTACTTTAAAGATCAATACACACACCGTTTATCAAGCATATATGTTACAGGGATGGTGATTAAGTCAATAAATGAAATTCCAGTTGCAGAGGTGAGTAAAGATAATAAAGAATATTTATGTGCTATAGAAGGTGTTGGATGCTATATAATTGATAGACAAAATAATGGAATCAAAATACAGACAGAAAAACTTCTAAATGAAGGACAAATTAGAGCTTTTTATAAAAAACACTCTTTTGATGGGAAGATATTGCAATTCTTTTTAGATTCAGAAAGAGAGGCTTACTATGGCATTTCAGATGGATTTATTATTAATTACAAAACAAATTCTTTTGTAAAACTATAACATACATGAAAAACATCTTATTTATACTATTGTCTTTAATTATCATCTCTTGCTCAAAAGACGATGATAAACTTGATCCTTCCCAATTCATTGGTGATTATGAATTAAAGAGCTGTTTTACTGATACAGACTTTTATTCAGATGCAGAAGGAGGATGCGAAATATTCAAGGTCGGTAATACCATAAGAATAAGTTTATATGTTGATAAAAACAGCAATGAGAATGTTTCTTTTGACGGTTACTTTGACGGAGACCAGGTGTTAACTTCGGATGAAGAAAACTTCGGTAGAATTTGGGAAGCGTCATTGGGGATATATATAGATCAAGTCGATGGAACTAGATACGAGTTTTGGAAGTCCTCATATATAAATTCAGGCGGTTCTTCCTCTTCTGGTAGATGCCAAGCTATAACACAAAAAGGTACCCAATGTAAGCGCAAGGCTAGCAAGGGTAGTATATATTGTTGGCAGCATAAAAATAATCATTAATCATATTTCCATCTCCTAACTCCTTCCCGCCCTTCGCAAGAGGGGCGGTTTTTGTTTCTAAAAAGTTAAATTTTCATTTTGCATTGAAATATAGTTTTTAAAAGTTGCATTATAATGCAACTTTTGTTATTTTTGTACCATGAAACGTAAGATAATAACATACGGAGGATATTTTGAAAGATTTATTTCCACGCTTTCGGATAAAGAAATAAAGAAGCTGGATTATATAATCTCTTTATTGGAGTCGGAGGATCGACTACCGGTTAAGTTCATAAAGTTTCTGCGTGATGAATTGTATGAATTGCGTATGGAGTATAATAGTAATATTTACAGGGTGTTTTTCATTTTTGACGAAGGGAAGATAGTTGTTCTTTTTAATGGCTTTCAGAAGAAAACGCAAAAGACACCTAATAATGAAATAGAAAAGGCATTAAAAATAAAGGAGGCATATTATGGAGACAAACAATCATCAAATAAATGATTACAGCGCTGTTCTTGAACGTAAATACGGAAAAGAAGGTACCGTCGAACGAGCTCAATTCGATGAAGAAGCATACTCTTTCTATACTAGTCAGATATTACTTGATGCAAGAAAAGAAGCTAAGGTTACACAATCCGAGCTTGCGGAACGTATCAATGTGACCAAATCTTATATATCACGCATTGAAAAGGGTGTAATAACGCCAAGTGTAGCCACATTTTATAGGATTATGAACGCACTTGGCATGAGGATTGAAGTAGTTAAGCCTATATTATGATGAGTGAATAAAATAGGCGAGGCGCTATGAATGCAAAAGAAGAACTTGGGGATGTTATGAAGAATACCTCTTTACATATAATGCAATGAAATAGAAAATGTATTAAAAATTGAAGGATGAAAGTTATGGCAAAGAAAATTATTGAAGCTATTGTAAATCATACTCTAGTGAACTATAAACTTGATAGCTGCAATATACACTGTATAAATATTGAGCCTATACATTTGTACGGTTTTGGCTATACGGAAGCGGAAGCGAAGGAAAGTTTACAAAAAAATCTAAAGAAGTTGGTTGATGATAAATCTAATAATATGAAGGAAGTTATTAACGGAGGAGATGTTGAATTTAGATATTTACATGGAATTACCATGAGTCTTTCGGAATAAAGCGGAGTAACCTCCGCTTTTCTTTTTCCGTTTTATCTTATCTTTATTGATTCTAAATAGCTTGTAAAATTCGCCAATTCTTTTTATATTTGTGCGGAAACTGTGTCAAGTGGCATGGTACTTAATTCGCACGTTATATGGCTAATGAATTAAAAATTACCGATGTAGTCGATCAGGGCGTTTTCGACGATCTAAAGAAGCTAAAAACAGAATTCAATGAAAACTATGCCGCCTATAAGCAATTTATAGAGCTATTGGCAAGTGGGATGAAAACCAGTCCTAAAAATTATCAAGAACTTTCCGATAAATCCAATGCGTATAATAATGCGTTAAACAACCTGATTATTACCCAAAACAAGTTGGCGTCTATTCAGGAAAGACAGAACAAACTTCTGGAAGACTATGGCAACAAGGTAACCAAATTGCTTACGTTGAATACGTTGCCTAAGCAATTTGATGATCTGACAAAAACCATAAATAAGCTTTCAAGTTCTCTTGATGTGCTTTCTTCTAAATTTCAAAGTACCTCCAGTGCACAAAATTCAGCTGCACAAGCCAATCAGTCTTATGCGCAATCGGCAAATCAACTGAATCAGGCTATTTCAACTACAGAAGCAAAATACACAGAAATAGTTGATAACATATTAACCTATGATAGCCATGTTACTAAATTGACAGCAGATACGATTCAGAATAAAATCCGAATAAAAGAGCTTGGCGATGAATTAAAGTCTTTGGATAAGGAGTATAAGAATGGGGCTATTGGAATTACTGAATATCTCAATAAATCAGCCCTGTTAAAACAAAGACAAACAGAGCTATCGGAGCAAAACAAGCAATATTCCAATTTAATCCGGAATCATTCAGCGGTTATCATTTCAACAGCTAGCAGCTATAATGAGATGAACGCTGCAGTATTAGCTCTTGAAAAAAGGCTGAAAAATATGCCTAAAGATTCATTTTTGGGAGCTGAAGGGCAAAATACTTTACGGCAAATACAGACTTTAAAAAATGAGTTAAAGTCTATGGATGCCCAAATGGGTAATTACCAAAGAAATGTAGGTAATTATGCATCTCATTGGAATGGATTAAACATGTCGGTTCAGCAAGTCGCACGTGAATTGCCATCTTTGGCTGTCGGATGGAATACTTTCTTCCTTGCAATATCCAACAACTTGCCGATGGTTGTTGATGAATTAAAGAAAGCAAGAATAGAGTATCAGGCAATGCAGGAAGCCGGACAAAAAGGTATTCCTGTATGGAAGCAGCTTACAAAATCTATTCTTAGTTGGCAAACAGCTTTGGTAGTAGGTATTACTTTGCTTTCTGTATATGGGAAAGATATAATGAATTGGGTAGCCAGCTTGTTTAAAGGGGAACAGGCTGTATTGGAATTAGCGAATGCGGAAAAAGATTTAGCCGAAGCCCGAAAAAGTGGAATATATAATAGCGTAAAGGAGAGGGCGGAGCTGGATTTATTGTATAAAGCAACACAAGACACTTCCCGTTCCATGGAGGAAAGAAATGAAGCTGTTGACGAATTACAGAAAAGATATCCGTCATATTTTAAAAATATGAGCAATGAGGAAATCTTGGCGGGTAAAGCTTCTGTTGCCTATGGAGAACTAAAGAAAGCAATTATCGCATCTGCTATTGCTAGGGCTCAAGCGGACAAAATAGCAGAAAATTCAATGAAAATTGACGAAAAGAATAATGAAAGACTAGGATATTTGACAAAACAGGTACAAGCACAGGAGGTATTAGATAGGGCTTCTGCTAATATAAGAAAAAGCCAAGGGAAAGATTATGATGTAACTAGGAATAAAGCCATAAGGGATCAGATAGAATTAGTGGAATCCTATGGGGAAAAAGCATCTGATACAGCTTTGGAAATTGATATTTTAAGGAAATCAAATGAGAATTTGATGAATAAAATGGATGTTTCAGCTTACATATCTACTCCGGGAAAAGAAGATAGTGACGAAGAGAAGAATAAAAGAGAACAAGAAAAAGCTGCCAAAGATTTAGCCAATTATCAAGAAGACATCGCTAAACGCCTTTCCGATACCCGTATTTCTCTTATAGATGACGAGTATGAAAAAGAAAGAGCAACAGCACAAAAGAAGTATGAGGAAAATATAGCATCTATCAAAGGCAATTCAGAAGAAGAGAATAAGCTAAGGGCTAATTATGAAGAAATACTTCGAAATGAGTTGCTGGCTATTGACAAAAAATACCTGGATAAAATAGACGAAGAAGAAAGGAAGAGGGTAGAAGATTCTGTTAAGTATCAATTGGAGGAAAAGCAACGAGAATATGCAACATTAGCTATTGTATCTTCTCAAAAGATGCAAAAAGAGATTGATGATGAATTAGAACGATATAGGCAGGGAATCATTTCTAAAGAACAATACGAAAAAAACAAAGCTGAAATAACTCAAAAATACGCTCTTCAAGAAGCTCAAAGAGCGATCGATCTCCTCAAAGAGCAAATAGAGATTTCCGGTTTGTCTGATGAGGAAAAGTTTAAAATAAAAGAAGCTCTAGCGAAAGCTGAAATAAAATTAGCTAATGAAGTACGTGACGCTAAGAAAAAAGCCAGAGATGAAGAAACAGAAGATGAAAAGAAGTATTGGGCAGAGTTGGAGGCTTCATTACAGCATTTGGAATATGTCAGCAATAATGCTGTAGATGGATTAGGTACTTTGTTTAGTGGTTTAATGAGCCTAATTACAAAAGTTGTCCGTGATGGTAAACTAGAAATTGAAGATTTATTAGGTAGTATCAGTGCAATATCGGAGGGGCTAACTTCTATCATGGTTGGAATGTACGACCAACAAATAGAGAAGATAGAAGAACAACAGGAAAAGAACGAGGAAGCCGGAGAAGAAGAGATAGAACGTATAGAAAAGCTGGCAGAAGATGGGGCTATCTCTACGGAGGAAGCGGAAGCAAGAAAGAGAGCGGCAGAAGATAGGACTGCACAAAAAAACAAGGAACTGGAAAAGCAAAAAGCCGAATTGGAGCAAAGGCAGGCCAAGTGGCAAAAGGCTAACTCTATTGTTCAAACCACTATTGCCACCTCTCTAGCAATAATGCAAGCCTTTGCGCAGGCCGGACCTATTGCAGGTGCTGTTCTTGCAGCTGTTATAGCTGCCATGGGAGCCGCCCAAATTGCAATTATTGCCGCTCAACCTGTACCCAAATACGCAAAGGGAACCAAAGACCATCCCGGAGGATTGGCTATTGTCGGTGATGGAGGCAGACAGGAAGTGATTGAAACAGATAACGGAGCTTATATCACTCCATCTGTCCCCACATTGGTAGATATTCCAAAGAGAGCAAGAGTTATCCCTAATTTGGTGGATTATCGCAAGATGTCTTTGCACTCTGACGCTTTGATGCTGGATAGGCAAAGGAGAAGTAACGACGGTGATCCGGTGATTGTTAACATTAATAACGATTATCGTAGACTTGAAAGGAATACAGAAGCAACCAATGAAGGGATAGCTAAGTTAAATAGAACATTCCGCAAGATGGCTAAAGCTTCCGAATATCATCGTTTAGCAAATAGAATTTGAGTATAAATTAAACCATAGTATAACATGCTATACACCGACCTAGACAAAATCCCATTGGATACATTCATAGATGTATTTACCGGAGATAAAAGCAAGCTTATTATCGAAGGAGAACACTCCGAAGAAGAACTTTCTGAACAATCGGAAAAGCTTATCACCGAATACATGGAAATAATCGGAGGAGCCTCTTTTCTATCAGAAATGTCCCAAAGAAACAATATCATCAACCTTCACATAAAAATTGAGTGCATGAAAGGAGTTGAGATCATGATTAAAAACAAGGATTGGGCGGACGCAGCGCATATTCTTTCAGAGTTTGGATTCTCTTATTTCCCTTCCGAACACGATAAAATACGCAAGAAGGCGGCTTCCATTCTTTCTATGAGTAAATATATGCTTGAGCGGATAAATGCCAAGGAAAAACCGGAAAGTGCCTCAAAAATGGATAAAAACTACTTTGTCCGTGAACGTGTAGCCGTTATGTCTCATTACGGGATGCAGATCCGGAAGAATGAGATCAGCGCAAAGGAATACGCCTTCATGGTAAAGCGTATGTGTGAAGATGTAAAGTCTATGAGTAAATCAATAAAACGTAAATAGATATGTATTTCAGATGCCAGATATTGATAAACGGAATATCCTACGAAGCAACCGACGATCTCAAAAATTGGGATGATTTTGAATTGGCTTACAAAAGGAGTAGTTACGATGGGGTTATCCGGTCTTTTAGTACACAATTTGAGTTTGTCAATCGTTCCTATGACCTTTTGAAGGAGGAGTTTTATAAAAACTACCTTTCCTCTAAAGCTGGCATTGTTTTTTATAAAAGAAACAATAGTTGGAACTGGGACGAAGTTTTCAGGTGTGCACTGGATTTCTCTACTTATTCAGAAGATGGTTCTGTAGTTTCTATTAATGCTATTGATAATACTCTAGCCGCTATTATTAAGGCGAAGAAGAGCATTCAATATGAATATCCGGTAGCCGATCTTGAGACCAGCAATCTAAAGTATGATAGATTAAGAATGACTAGTAATATTAAATGGGTTGATGGTGGTTCATTAAGTTCAGATGCTAGTTATTCGGAGATCATTATACCAGCAAGAACCGTTAATTGTCTTTTCCCTATTTATTTAAGTGATAGTGAAATTTCTACAAAAGATGTCGTGGAAGTTAGAGATGTTTCTATCAAAGGATTAACAGGTTCTCCATATAATTTGTTAGATACCTTTATTAGCAGTCTAAAAGATGGGTTAATAATTAATTTATCGTTTAATTTTTCAGCAGTAATAAGCACACGTACTTATATAACTACAAGATTAGTTAAACTAAAAGAAGGATCATATGACGTTATTGAAAGTTGGGGACCATTATATGATCCTTCAGGAGATTGGGAACCCTCATATAAAGTAGAATACTCCCAAGAAATATCATTAAATAATGGTGAAGGACTGGCATTGCACTTTTGGAGTAGTATAGAATTGCTTACTGATATAGCAATCCGTATTTCTAATTTCAATTTTTCTGTTACTTTTCAAGATAGAGGAGAACCTGTAAATATTGACGTGATTTCTCCCAACACCATCCTTTCCAAGCTATTGGATAGCATGACAGAAAACACGATAGACCACGAAGGGGTTATTGATGTAACACTTCCATCATCTGGAGGAATTACTCCAATTGAGTTTAACCGACTATTAGAGAGGACGTATATCATGGCTGCTGAAAGTGCTCGTGGACTTCCTAAAGCTAAAATATACACCTCTTACAAGAAGTTTTGCGAATGGATGGAGGCGGAATTTGGCTATGTGCCGGTTATAAATGAAAACACCGTAACATTTATGCACCGTGATAAGCTGTTTAGTTCAACGGTAGTTAAGGACTTGGGAACAGAAATAAACGACTATGAATTTTCTGTGAACGATTCTTTAATCTATTCCTCTGTGAAAGTTGGGTATGACAAGCAAGATTACGATTCAATTAATGGGCGTGACGAGTTCCGCTTTACCAATGAATTTAGCACAGGCTTAAAACTAACTGACAATACACTTTCTTTGATAAGCCCGTACCGTGCCGATGCTTACGGGATAGAGTTTCTGGTACAGAAGAGGGGAGAGGATACAACGGATAACGATAGTGACAATGATGTTTTCTTCGTAGAGTGTGATGATTCCGTACCGGTAGACCAGCCTTTGCCCTTATACAGACCATATACTGAAGACCAACTTTCCGGTCTGCTAAGTCCGGACACAATGTTTAACCTCAATTACTCCCCACGCTTCATGTTGGAAGCCAATAAGAAATATATTGGAGCATGTACTAACCTTCTTAAATTCGCATCTTCCGATGGAAATAGTGATGTTTCTATAGCCGGAGTAAAGGAAACGGATGATTTCTCAATCCCTGAAAGATTATTTACGGTATCAGAGGTAGAAATAGAGACAAGTGATATTGGTGTTCCTAATGATTTGGCAGGTTTAATATCATTTGAGAACAAAGGTGAAACTATAACTGGGTATATTAAGCAATTAAAAATAAATATTGGTAAAGAACAGGCGACCAGCTATAGCCTAATTGTGAAAAATGTAGAAACATAAGGTAAAAGAAGGAGCTAAATGTGGCATTATCTTTTATCAATTAATTTTTTGTGATTATTATAATAATTACTATATTTGCGATGAAGTGTCATGCGGCACCTTACCCATTTAAGAACGAAAAGACTGTATGATTAAAATCGGTGACATATGTCCATTGTTCTTTGATCCTATAAAGAACAAATTTCAGCAAGATGTAGACTATATCCAGCGTTTCCACGCAAATGATAGCATCTTGATACAAATCTTTTCAAATGACCCTTCCCATACTGTAAGAGCTTACCTTCATGATTTAATATCTAAGGTACAGACTAGTATTTATCTACTGGAATATGAAATTAATGATAGTGCAAAAATGTACTATTATAATATTACGGATCTGTCAGACTCCGTATATGAAATAGAAGTAGCAGACGCTTCCGGAGATTTTCGAGTTTTGAGTGAGCCGTTTGCGGTTTGCTCTGACAGCCTTTTACTCGAAGAAACATCACTTATTTCGTATTCTCATAAAGATAATAATTCTCCATTTGATAATATTTTTTGGATTGATGATGAACAGCAGATATTCAATTTCAGACTAGAAGCCGGATTTAAACCTGCAGGATATTCCCCACAGGTTGAAAATGAACAATTCCGAAACCAAAAGCAGGAAATTATAGAACTATATTCTATTCCATACGATACGTTTTCTTTAACATGTGGAAACGCATCAGGAATCCCGTACTGGTTTGCGCAGTTTATCAATAAAATCCTATGTGTCTCTGATTTTAAGGTTAATGGAAGGGGATATGTGCGCTCCGGAAATTCCACTCCAGAAATATCTCCTATTTCAGAAGATGGTCAGATGTTTTCCATGTCAATCGCATTAGAGCCAGTTATAAATGATATAACAGGAATAGGGGGAATACCAGGGCGGGCTTCTGCTATAAATTTAGTTGGATTCAATGTAGACAATCCTAAAAATGGTGAGATGCTTCAATATGATGAAGCTAAAGTCGCTTTTATTAATACTAACAAGATTGAAGTATAATGAAGAAGCATATATCCAAAATATTATGGCATGGTAGTGATATAGATGAGAAAGGTGCTCCTATTTATCCCCCTGCAGTTGTAGATAATCCATCTTCAGAGGAAGATCATTCTCTTGAAGGATTAAACAGAGGAGAGGTGTACATACATGATGAGGATTCTTCACCAAGAATTGTTATTCAAACCAATAAAGGAAATGTAAAAGAAATAGGAGGTTCTTCTTCATTAAGCAAGGACCTCATAGTAACTTCTCCACAAGTGGGTTTTGTCAAGCCGGGGAAAACTCTTCATAGAGGTATGTCTTATGAAGAAATCTTTATTTCAATATTTAGTGGTATAAATAATGCTTCTTTGACAGGACGTATCTCTACTCCAAATGACGTTGAATTTGGGACAGCCAAAGGAGTAATTACTTATACTTCAAATAGAGGCAGTCAAGGGAAAATAACAAAGGCTTATTATGACGGAAACGAAGAAAACAAAATAGAGTTCTCTCCTGAATCTAATGGAATTCAGACAGCTACAAGAACATTAATCGGGCAGTATACTAAAAATGAGACATATACAGCAACGGTTGTATACGCAGCAAGTGAAGATGGGACTATACCTGGAATAACTTTAACGGATAGAATTAGCGTAAATGTTCATCGCAAATGGTTTGCAGGAATATGTAATTCAATTCCTGCATCATCTGCCGAAGTGCGTTCCTTGCCATCTAACGGGCTTTATAATGGGAGCGGAACTTACAAATTCTCTGTTGAGAAGTGGAAGATGGTTGCTGTATGTATTCCAGATGATGTGATAAAGGAATTGACATTAACCGCTTACCCAGGGAACTTCATAGAAGATACAGGTATTACTACCGGTCCAGTGGATATTTCCGTAGAAGGAGCCAATGGAAGTGCCGCTATTAATTATAAAATGTGGATCGTTCAAACACCGGGATTGAATGATGCTGATACGTTTACTTTTAAAACAGCATAACGACTATGGTAAAAATAAACGGAAGTAGTTTTGCATTACAATATAAAAGAACAACAGGAAGACCTATTGATTCTACTGCAACTTTCAAAACTTTGGAGGATGCTACATCTTACGCTCGTAATACAGATGCTGAAGAATATTTTCCTTATCCAGGACAGATTATTTCCGTAGAAGTAGACGGAGGAATATATAAATTACTGATAGATACTGAAATTCCAGACACGGATGGAAGAAAGCATTATAAACTATCTCCTATAAATACAGGAGAAGAGTCTGACGGTAAATATATCAGTAAAATAAAAAACGATGAAGCTAAAGGAAATATAACTTTCCTTGCTGGTATTGACGTTAAAACAAAGGCTGTTATTCAAAAAATAATAGCTGAATATGCAACTTTCTCCAAAGAAATTTCATCTGAAGAATATGTCCAGAACTTACTTGGCTGGCTGATAACCCCAGCCGGTGATATAGATGCGAAATCGTTGCGCCTACGTGATTTCCTTGAAGTGCCGGAATTGCGATATAACCGGGTATCAGTTATCACGGGTGAGGAATGGAACGCACCCGGAGGCGGTATAATCGAATCAGTGGACGAAGAGAACAGCATCGTTTACCTGAAGCTTGAACCGGGAGAGATTGCAGCTATCGAAGTAGATGATATTTGCAAGGCTAACTTTAACAATGACACAGGTTTTCAGGCAACCTATTTCCGGATCACCGAAAAGCTGGATAATGGTTCTTTTAAATACGTTCTCCGTAGCGGATATACTTACCATCCTCAAAAGGCTATGCACTTTGTTTGCTACGGTAACTTCACCAATGCAGAACGCCAGAAGTCGAGCTATTCCACGCAGAATTATATCCGTTTCCTTAAAGGTGTAAACAACTGGGAGATCACAAAGGATATGATTGCCATGCAGTTGGGAGACTTGTCTAACCTGAAACTGTTTGGAATGGATATGACCGGACATAGTGCATATCTTAACAGAATCTACATGACCGGTACGATCAAACAGATTTCGAATGATGGTGTGACGGAAGTACCGGTTCCGGCTTTCAAAGGTGAATGGAAAGCGGGGACGTATTGGTATTATGACGAAGTAACCCACAACGGAAGCACATGGATTTGCATTGAATCTACGACTACGCAGGAGCCATCAGATTCTTCTACTGATTGGTTGAAGGTTATTTCTAAAGGGGAAGATGGGCAAGATGGACAGGATGGAAAAGACGGTAAAGGCGTACAGAGCGTTGATGTCCTTTATTACCTATCCAGTTCTTCAACCTCCCTTTCCGGTGGTTCATGGTCTACAAACTCACCAACTTGGGTAGATGGGAAATACATTTGGAGCAAAACCAAAGTGGTATATACAGACGGTTCATCTATTGAAACCAATCCCGCTTGTATCACCGGAGGTAAAGGTAATACAGGGGATGATGGTAGGGGAATATCAAGCATTGTCGAAGAGTATTATCTGTCTACTTCTTCTAATTCTTTGGTTGGTGGTTCATGGAGCACAACGCCTCCGACATGGGAAAATGGGAAATATATTTGGACTAGATCAGTAATAACATATACAGACAGCACATCAACAACCACTAACCCTATCTGCTCTACCGGTTCCACGGGTGAAACTGGGATCGGAGTCAAGAGTGTTGCCGAACAATATTACCTGTCTACATCATACAGCACGCCTACCGGTGGATCGTGGCAGACTTCTGTTCCGGCATGGCAGGATGGCAAATACATCTGGACACGTGTAGTTATCACCTACACTAACAATACATATACAGAGACAGATCCGGTATGTGTAACAGGTGGAAAGGGACCAAGCGGAAACGATGGCGTAGGGATAAGTGCCGTTGATGTTTTGTTTTACCTGTCAACCTCTTCTTCATCATTGGAAGGCGGAGCGTGGTCTACAACGTCTCCCAAATGGGAGGATGGTAAGTACCTATGGACTAAAACAAAGGTAACTTATACGAATGGTTCGACATGGGAAAGCGATCCGGCTTGCATCACTGGAAGCCAAGGAAAAACAGGGTTACCCGGTGCAATGCTCCGTCCCCGTGGAGTATGGAAAGCCAATACCGAGTATTATAACAATGAGACATTCATAGATACAGTAATCTATGACGGTCAGAACAAGTTATGTAAGATCACGCATACGTCTACAACTTCTTTTGACTCAACAAAGTGGGAAGAGTTCAGCGAGTTCGAGAACATAGCAACAAACGTCCTTCTTGCGCAGAATGCGACGATTGATGTTCTCGGTTCTTCCGGAATATTTGTTGGAAACTTAGATAAAACGAAGGGCTGGATAATGACTGAAGGCTCTATTAAGCATAATGTTACAGGTGTCGAGCTAACATCTGACGGTAAAATATCTCTTCCAGAAACCGGTGGAATAAACGTAGGCGGAAAGACTTTCATAGAAGCCGGCAAGATAAAGACGGAGTTTATTGATGTTGATAATTTGACCGTAAAGAAACTAGCAGCCGTAGAGGGAACAATTGCCGGGTTTAAAATATCTGATACACATATCGGTGTTGATGATCCCAATCATAACAATGCTTATGAAGGATTATCCCTATACAAAGATTTCATTAAATTTTCAGATGAAAAATCATGGGCTGGGATTGGAACTAATGTGTTTCCACTTTCTTCGGGAATGTCATGCTTAGGAAGATTTGATTTTACAAGCTCGGAAGTAGATTCTGGTACTGCCGTTTATGCAAAATTCCGTCCGGCTGTAGACGATTTAGGCTGGTCACAGCAAACAGCAATCCAATACGATGGTAACATATACGGCATAGGACAACGTGCAATATTCGAAGATGGATATATAGGGCAAGCCTATACAGATGTGCTTACCACTTTTATAAAAAGGACTCATAATTTTGTGTTTAATGGTCAGTCTGTTGTTAACTTAGGAATGGTTTTACCAGGAAGAAGTAATTTAGGAATAAATAATGATGTCTCTTTTCTCTTAAGTATTGTCATTACATGGAACCCAACCACAGCTCATCGGATTACCTTAAAAGGTTCATCTGATGGTAGACTGTTAAACAATGCAGGAGAAGTCCTTAGCCCAGAGTTGGATTCAAATGGAGCAATTTCTTTGGGAAGAGGAAATACCCTTTTGCTTAGATATTGCTCCTCACATTATTATATAGTTAGCTATAGATATCAATAATAATTATGAAAATAGACTTTCGAAAAATAGAATTAACCGATCTCGAAGGGAACAAGAGTACCGTCGATGTATCTAAAGCATTCGGAAATGCGATTTATCAAAATACAGGTGATCTTGGAGAATTTAATCTTGCTCAAGATATATACCGGAAAGGAGAAGTTGATATATCCCCTGAACAAGCTAAATCTCTAAAAAAGTATGCGCAGTTATTTACTCGTGTCATTGATCGAATAGCTGTCAGCAATGCTCTATCACAAGAAGAATAAATAAGTTGAAAACAATGGTAGCAAAAGGAACGATCATAAAATTAGCAGTATCTATTGAACTACCTTCGGGCTTGACAATGGATGACATAGATTTCGAATGCAAGTTCTCTGTAACTCTCAATTCCCAGACGATCAAGAAGTCGGAAATGGTACGTAATGATGAGAACAGCTATACTTGTTTCCTTGATACCAACATCATAGGGAGGGGAGAAATTTGGATAGAAACCACGGCTTATCTTCCTGACACTGATTATGAAGGAGGGATAAGACCGGAGGTAGACAAGTCGGCAACCGGAATAAGAATTGTATAATATGGGATGCATACGGGTTAACATAGAAGCTTCGAAAGGAATAAAGGTGGGCACATCTCCTTTGTCTGGGATAAATGTCTCTGTAAATCCCAGCCGTTCAATTAAAGTGTCGGTAGGGATTGTCTGTGACGTTGGCAAAGATGCTTATTTGAGAGTAGAGCCTGATTACATCTGGCTGATGCCCTCCAATAACTTTGAAGATAACGTAGATGTATTGTCAAATGTGGTATGGACCACAGCAACAAAAGAATAAAATTTTATTGTTTAATTACTTAATGATTTGAATTATGGCAAAGCCTAGTTGGTTAAATTTAAACCCTTCAACTGGAAGCGGAAATGGGACAATTGCAAACAGTGCAAGTGCTCATACAGGTCGTACAGCTAGAACCGGTACGGTGACAATAACGGGTGTCGGAGTATCTACTCCTGCAACTTATAAAGTAACTCAAACTCCTAAATCCGAGTTTGCATCTTTTGATAACGGAGCGGAAATGTCAGCGCCCAAAGCTGCCGGGACTGTCACCGTTGAAGGTAAGACTAATTCTCAAAAGCTGACCTTTGCATGGGCGGGTAGCGTATCAGATGTTACCATTCCAGCGAAATATAGTGCGAATGGGACACAGACAAATAATGCGGCTAGCATCACAGGTGACCCAGGTGCTACAGCAGAGTTCCCATTCTCCATAGAACTTGAATTCCCAGCAAATGAAACTATTGAAGAAGTTGTAAGAACATTAAAAGTGACCGCAAACGGTGGTCAGGCTGTACAGATTGCAATCAAACAGGCAGCAGGAGACGCAAAACTATCCGTTTCCCCAACAGAAATTACAATTCCTCAAAACGGTTCAGCTGTTTCCGTTACTGTTACGTCTAACACTTCTTGGACTGCCGCATAATGGATATACTTGTACCTTGGAAGGAAGGAGAAGGAAACATTGTCATTACGCCCGGCCCTAATGGAGCCGCAAGCGTAATGAGCGATGTTGCCAATGAAGGATTGGACAGGCAACAAACTGTCGTGTTCTCGACTACTAAGGGCAATAATCCGGTTTCCGTTTCTACTACGGTATCTCAAGAAGGGAAAAGACAGGCATTTGCAGTGACCGAAGGACGGTTTATACTGTCTGACGGCAGTACGTTTAACGTTATAAAGAGTAAGTTCTATGAGTGATTATAACAGTCAATATTCGGGAGCTAGGATTGAAGAACTATTGGCAATGATACCCAACTTGGCTAAAGCAGACCTCTCCAACGCTATGACGGTTTCTTTGGGAGCAAATGGTTATGCCAAGTTCAATAATGGGCTTTTGATACAGTGGGGAACCAGAGCCGGAGCAACGGGGACAACTAGTCTGTATTTCCCTACCAGTTTCTATGATACTAATTACAACGTTTATCTCACTGGAGGGATAAATAACACAGGTGAAACTTACGTGTATGCTCCGAGTTATGATCCCTCTGGTAAGTATACATCATATTTTAGATTCCTCACTCGTGGAGTAAATCCAACTCCGGCTATCACTTGGACTAGCTGGAATTTTACATGGTTTGCAATAGGTCGGTGGAAATAAGGAGATAATATTATGGGGAAAATATATTGGAAAAATGGTTTCTATGATAAACCACAAGAAGGAGCAGTAGAAATATCGGTGGAGTACTGGCAGGAATTGCTTGACGGTCAATCATCCGGAAAAGAAATCAAGGAGAACGAAAGCGGTTACCCGGTATTGGTTGAACATGAGTACACCATTGATGAATTGAAAGAGATGAAGATCGCAGAGATCAATGCTTACGACAAGTCGGATGCTGTAAACTCCTTGACGCTGGACGGAAAACAAATATGGCTGGATAAAGACACCCGTGTAGGATTAGTCAACTCAATAAACATAGAAAAAGAAGCGGGCCGGGTATATACTACTTTGTGGTACAATGCGGAGAAATATGTAATTCCCGTAAATGACGCTTTAAATATGCTTGACCAATTAGAATTATACGCTCTTGATTGCTACAATACTACACAGGCTCATATTGCAGCCGTGAAAAATTTGCTTAGCAAAGAAGAGGTTAATTCCTATAATTATAAAACCGGTTATCCGGAGAAACTCAATTTTGTATTATAAACTATAAACAGATAAAGCTATGATTCTACTAGTATTAATGTCGTTCATCCTCATTGCCGGTTACGTTTTTGCGATGATTAAAAAGATGAAGGAAATCCCGTATTCTATCAGTGATACCTACTATGTGCTGACGCATAAGTTCTGGTTCGGTTTGTGCATGATCGGCTCCGGTGCATTGCTTCTTCCGGCAGCATTTGAAGCAAGTACGGAAAACAGCCGGTTTCTTGTATTCCTTTCGGTTATCGGGATGATTGTATTAGGTGTGTCTCCCAATTTCAAAGGAAGCCAGAAAACCGCACATTGTATCGGTGCTGCCATGTCGTTGATATTTTCCCAGATATGGGTAGGTTGCAATTCTTGGTATTGGTTACTGTTATGGGTTGGATTCATTGCGTACATGGTTATCTCCATGAAGAAGCACTGGACAGGCAATTTCATCTCTGACTTCATAAAGAGAAAGCCGATGTTCTGGATAGAGGTAATTTCGTTGTTGACCGTTTATCTGACTTGTCTATGATAAAAGGTCAGTTAACTCGTACAATCAGTTCATCTGTGTTTGTCGGTGAACTATATGCCCTCATGTGGGATATGAGATGGCTCATGCTGTTTATTTTAATCCTTATAATCGTTGATATGTGGTATGGAGTAAGCAAATCCATTAAACGTGGTGAGGAGTTTAGAAAGAGCAGATGTGTGAAGAGATTCCTGTTGAAATGCGGAGATTATATCTGCCTGTTAATACTTGGAGCCGTTCTTGGCAAAGCTATCGGGGAACCTTTGGGAATATCAGCATTGATAATTTCCGTGATAGTCGTTCTTATCGGCTGTTTGGCGGAACTTGAAAGCATTAAATCCAACTATTGTGAGACAAAAGGAATACACAAGGATATTAATGTGTTTAAGCTTCTGCTTGTATTGATTGGATTTAAGAGCAAGGAGTTAGAGAAGGCAATTGAGGAATCTGTAACAGATAAAAAGAAAGACAATGAATATGATAAATAAAATATATAACGAAGACTGCCAGGAAGGAATTAAACGCATTCCTGATGCAAGTGTAGACTGTATTCTAACAGATCCACCGTATTTGTATTTAAAAGGGCAAAAATTGGAGCGTCCGTTTGATGAACGGTCCTTATTCCTTGAATTTGCACGTGTCTTAAAACCTAATGGATTTATAGTGCTATTTGGGCGTGGAACTTCATTTTATCGGTGGAATACCTTATTAGACAAGGTGAGGATATATAATGGCAAATACGGTTACCTGTATGAATTTAATGGGAAGCGTTTTTTTAACGACATTGAAATTGGAATTGAGGCATTGAAAAATCCACTATTTCAATTCAAAGAGGAAGTTATATGGAATAAGTCATATATAACATCTCCTCTATTGCCTCTATTGAGGGTTCATGAGACTATTAGTATACACTGTGTAGGAAAAGGGAAAATAAATAGATGCAAGATACCTTATATAGAGGCTAAATGTAATGATATAGATTCGATATTAGCGGATATAAAGAGGTTGAGGATTATACTTCATAATCCTAAATCTTTAAAGGAAGTAGAAAATTTTCTTATCAACAATACAGCTTCTTATAAAGAAAATAGAAAGAATAAATATAATGTAACTGCTCAACCTGGGTTCATGACAGAAGATCGATGCGCTGCTGTATCTAGGGCTATGACAAACGGATGTATAGAGAGAACAATAATAAGGACTGATTTATATAAAGATAATAAATCCAATAAAAACAACCTTCACGGTGAGATGATGATAGGTGACAGGACATGTAATGTCATGTCTTCAATGGAAGTCGGTGTAAGTGAAAAATCGATAATCAAACAAGCACGTGACCATTTTAGTACTATTCACCCTACCCAGAAGCCGGTTAGGTTGATTGAACGGCTATTAGCATTAGTCACGCAACCAGGTGATGTTGTATTAGATCCGTTCTCTGGAAGTTGTTCTACTGCTGTGGCTTGTATTAATACCAATCGAAAGTTTATTGGTTTTGAAATTGATAAAGAGTATTACGATGCAGGCATTCATAGGATTAATGAAACTTTGAAAGATTTAAAACTAGTAGTATGATAAATAAAATCAGCGCCTTAGCCAGCAAGCTTCTATCCAAGATCGGCATAGACGGCATGGCTCACATTATAGTATGCCAGAACCTGGTAATGTGGTTATCGAAATATACGCCACTATGGTTAGCAATCATTATAACTGTCGTGATCTTCGTTCTGAAGGAAGTATACGATAAGTACTGTAAGAAAACAGAGTTTTCAATTAAAGACATCATCTGTGATTGCGTAGGTCTGGCGTTGGGGGTATTAACATTGATATTATAGGAGGAAAGATATATGAAAAGAGAAGATATAGACTCAATCATCATTCACTGCTCGGCAACACGTGCCGGGCAAGACTTGCGAGCAAAGGACATTGACCGGATGCACCGGGCAAGGGGATTCAATCAGATCGGTTATAATTATGTAATCGACCTGGACGGAATGATTGAAGAGGGCAGACCGCTCACTGTTGATGGAGCACATTGTAACACAAAGGGATTTTCCGGTAAATCGTATAACAAGCACTCGATCGGCATTTGTTATGTTGGCGGACTGGATGCAAACGGTAAACCGGCAGACACCCGTACTCCGGCTCAAAAGGCTAGTTTGCGGCAACTGATTGAGAAGCTTTGCAAAGAGTATCCTATCATAGAGCTTCTCGGACATCGTGATACTTCACCCGACCTAGACGATTCAGGTGAAGTAGAACCGGCTGAATATATCAAGGCGTGTCCTTGTTTTGATGTACGCTCCGAGTTCCCTAATTTCTTACGAAATACAGTAATAACAGCAAAAAATAGGAGGAACAATCATGAAATCAACAGATATCACATTTAGCCAGATCGCAGAAAAGCGTTACCTAAGCGATGCCATACAAGTAAATTCAGAAACTATTGGGCTTCAGCTAGAGTTTAAAGAATCCGGGAAACTGGCTGTTTATATAAGCTATGACGGAAAAAAATACTCCGTTGCAGAGACTAGGAATTTCACTACTTTGAATTTCGCCCGTCCAGTTGTCGGTCTTATACCCGGACAATACATCAAGGTTGAATGTGAAACGCAGCCAACCAAGGCTCAATACTTTGAATCTGAAGAATAATGGGAGCGATAGGATTAAATCCGATTAGGCTTGACCGGATAGGGCTTGATCCTATCCGCATCAATGCGATTAAGTTGGGAGTTCCGGGAGCTTCTTCCGGTTCCGACCGTCCTTACATCGACCCGGAAGTCTTAGCCTCCTTGAAAGCCGTCTGCATCTGCTACGGTAAGAGCAACGACGATCCTGACCGGGCTGTTGTCAAGAATTTGGTGGACCCTGACAATCCGTTTGTGATTAGCAATGCGGCTTACACCGAAGGAAGTGGCTACGCAGATAAAGGTAGTCCTTACTATGGTGCCTTCGTCACCGATGGAGTTGAAGACCTGATTACTTCCACCAAGACCGTACAGGAGATGTTGGGAGGAAGTAATGAGATTACGGTGGTGAGTTTAATAACCCACATATCAGGTACAGGAAAGTATAATATCATAGGCGATGGCGGAATCCAAGTAAGCGATTATTCTGGTCAAACCTTTATGGCAGGGACTAGCAGTAGTGGTGAAAAGATCGTGGAGCTTGGAGACAAAGAGAAGCTACAAGCTGTTCAATATACTACCTTTGATTCGAAGTTAACCATCGGGCTTGAAGACAGCAGTTATGCGTATTATGGTACTTTTGTTTTTAATAAAGAAAACGTCCCTGTAGACTGGATTCATCAGGTAATCGCCTACTTCAACTTGGACAGGACTCTTAACCCTGATATACTGTGTAATACTATCAAACAGGGAATCACCAACGAGAACCACGCAGAGTTTGGCGACAAGCTGATTGACTTTTCAGGTAATGGTAGGGATATTCAGCTGAACAATATTGCTTGGAAAGGGGATTCAGGTATTGGGAAGTATGAGACAGAACTTTCTAATACAAGTATATGGACTCAAAGTAAAGAAACAACTTGTTCTCCTTTTAGTAGTAGTTATAATGGCTTATCAGGATGGATAGTGTTTGCTAACACAGAACTAACCAACAGTGCCGATATGCCTTCTTTTAAAATACAAGTTAAAGGTTTATTAGAAGGTCAAGAGTTGATTTATAGATATTATGATTCAAACGGACAAAGTAATGTTTATTCGATGGGTAAAGACGGAGAGTATACATTACCATCTGATGTAAGAACTGCAAAACCTCAAACTAGTAATACTTCGGGATTTCAAGTTGTAAAGAACGAAACCAACATTATAACCATCACCCAAATCCCCTCCCACGCAGGTGCTCTATACCTTGACGGAGTAAGTGACTTCGGTAAGGTGACAGGGATGCCGATTTACAAGGATTATACTTTCATTATAGATAGACAAATAATATCTATTGGTGATACAGCCGGAGTAGTCGCTTCTAAATCCGAAGATTCAACAGATGTAAACAAACAAGGTGCTTTCTTATTTGAGTACTTAGGTGCTCCTAATAATATAAGTGCTTGGAGTTTCTATAAAGATAATGGTAAAGTTGCTAATACTGATTTTACTAGAGGTATAAGTTATCAATCAACATATAGTTATAATGGGAAAGATTTAACTATCGGAACATCTAAAGATAGTGATAAATTATGGTTAGGCACGATACGAGATAATGATAGCCGTTTCTTCAACGGAGCTATCTACTCTCTCATGTCCTTCCCCTATAGTATGTCCGAATTCTTGATCGAGCGTCAGTTGAAGAAGCACAAGCTGGGTACGCTGTATCCGGATATGGTGGAGTTCAGACCGATAGTGAAGAGTAATCTACCTTATTCTTCCATTTCCTATTCTGTTAATCCCGGAGAATATATCTCTGTAGATAGCATGGTTACCATCACTGTAACGTTGCCAAATACCTCTGATAAGCTAATGGAGGTGTCGTGCAATGCTATCAGCGACATATCCATATCCGGTGATAATGGCGTTTACGAGATTACGGGAAAGATAGTCAAATCCCCTCAAAAGATAAACATGATTATCTCCAGTTACTTGACAATGTTAAGCAACTCAACTTTAATTTCAAATGAAACATTAATTAAAAACGAATGATATTATGGAAAAGATATTTGATATAGCAAAAGACAGTGAACAATCGTGGGGCACTTTATCTACTGCGATTGATGGAAACTTTGATGATACAGCAAAGTTCCTATTAGCAGATAAGATTCCATGCGGAGATAATCTGATTACACAGTCAGCAGAATTATCCGAAGGATGGAGCTATGAAAATGGTATATATACCCATGCAAGCGGATACGATAATGCCCTTGCTTTTACACTTACTACTAGCAAAGGGAAAAAATATCTTGCCAAATTAACAAAAGGTATAGAAGGTTCTGAAAATTCCATTATGGTAGGTATCGGAGATAAGACACCGATAGATACGTATAATGGTGAACTGATAGCCTATATTGGAATGATTAGCGATGGTGGTTCTTTGAAGGTGTTCCCATCGGCTAAATATGCGTCAACTTTAGAAGTTGAGTTATATGAAGTGGTTGATAAGTCATCCGCCAGCCAACTCATATCTTACGGTCGGCAAAATATATATATTAATATAGGGGATAATGATATATCAAGTTGGTGGGATGTTGCATTAGGCTATAAAACGCTTGGGAAATCTGAAAACTCAACGAGATGTATTGGCATAGGAACAATGTCACTTTCTGAACTTATTTCCGGCTCTCGTAATATTGCAATTGGTACCTATTCTACTGCATATATACCGAGTGGTAAGGATAATGTTGCGATAGGGGCTGATACTCTCTATCCATGTAGAAAAGAATGTAATAGTAATGTTGCAATTGGAAGATCAGCTCTTGGAGGGACAGAGCATCATGAAACTGTCGGTATCGGAACTGGGGTATTAGGTTTTTATACGGGTGCAGGTTCTTCTCAATGTGTTGTCATTGGACATAATGCGAGTCAAAATTTAGTAGATAGTGAAGTGAAAACAGAAGGGTGTACGGTTGTTGGTTATGAGGCAGGAGCTTATGGTAATCAAAAAAATACTTATATAGGTTATAAGGCAGGTAGGTACTGTAAGGGAAGTAACAATATTATGGTTGGTGCTGATAATGGAGGTAGTGTTAATCAATTAAATGATGTAATCCTTCTTGGCAATAATACTAAGGCGTCAAAAGACGGTCAGATGATTCTTGGTTCGACGGCACAGACAGAGGTTATATTACTTGGAAACAAGAAACTTATTTTCAATGAGGATGGGAGTGTTACTTGGGAGCAAATATAATAGTCTGATAAGTAATTAAACAGTAAGCAATTATGAAATACATTACATTCCCCACAGCGAATTTGAACGAGATACCGCAGGAGGTACTCGATGAACTGCACTTGGTTCCGAGAAAGAGCGTTGACGGTACACAGGTGATTATGAAATTGGATCACTATGAAAAGTTGTTCCCAAGTATCATGACTTTGCCGTTACTAGACGAAGAGGAGACTCCGCAAGAGCCGGTTTACCCTTATCCGGTCTACGAGGGCGAAAAGCTGAATACTTTGCTGGCAAGTTCGGAGTGGTCTTCAAGTGATAGTATTCTATGAAAACCCTCCCTTGGATACTAGTCTGCCTGTTGTTTGGCGTGATCGTGTGGATGCAGTGTAATCCGCACGATCCGCAAACCGTGTACATTAAGGGAGATACTATATATATCCGGGACACAATAAGAGACACAATACCCAAACCGGTAAAGGAAACTCTAAAGCGTACCGATACGGTATATCTACCGATCCTGATAGATACTACCACTGATAGAACCGTAGAAGGCGATTCGATTCCGGTACTTATACCGATTACAAGCAAGGAGTATAAAACGGATGATTACCGGGCGGTAGTCAGTGGATATAAACCCAGTCTTGATTCTATGGAAATATACAGAGACAATAAAATTATTACTTTCCCGCCTTTACAGAAGAAGAAACGCTGGGGATTAGGTTTACAAGCAGGATATAGTTATCCGGGTGGTTGGTACGTAGGAGCTGGGGTTAGTTATAACTTATTTATATGGTAATACCGGCACTATCTTCACAGACCGTTTCCGGTATGAAAAGTTTAAGTTTCACCTATATAACAATTTCCGTTGGAAAAAGGTTTATAAAGAAAGGAGGCCAAAATGATACATTAATTAATACTAAGCACTAAGTTTATCCGGTAAAGTAGAAGGCCGGTTATCATAACAAATGTAGCTCTTTTGGGGGGTAGAGTAAAAAGAACCCCCGACACATTAAAGTTGACGCCAATCAATACTTTAATACACCAAAGCATACATCGGTTGTGTCAGGGGGTATAATATCCTTAACATTCCGAAGTATGCTTTTGTTCTTTTGGTGTATGTACTGATTGGCAAGGGCAAAAGTACAACAAAAAAATTAATTACCATGTGTAAGTCAGAGATTTTTGCCGAAATATTGAACCTTGTAGGAAAAGAAACAGAAGTTTCTCCTGAATTAATCCTTTCATCAAGCAAAGTGACCGAGGTTGTCGATGCCCGCTCTATCGTAGTATTCTTCCTTACTGAATACGGTCTATATCCTGAACAGATAGCCGCTCTACTTCATAAGACATCTGCCAGTATACGCTATCTTATATCCACTTTTGAGAGCCGCAAAAATACAAACAAAATGATTGCAATATATCTGCAAAATATTCGCAAATCGCTTGCAAATGAGTGCTGATTTATGATATCGCTAATATATACTTTTGTGTGCGGTTGATATTGACCGTATTAAATTGTATATTAATATGAGTGAAACAAAAACTTACGTTTTCCCGGAATCAGGCGGGAACGGTGGCGGTAGTGGAATGATGGCTATGCTTGCCCCACTATTGCAACAGAAAGGTATTGATCCAAACTTATTGGTTGCTATGCAAGGAAAAAACAACAATGGATTTGGCGGTGATGGTTCATGGTTCATGTGGATAATCTTCCTCTTCTTCCTGTTCCCACTTTTCGGACGCAACGGATGGGGAAACAACGGAGATGGCGGTAACGGTGGTGGATTTGCTGGAGCCGGTATCCCTAACTTAATTAACAATGATGCAGGAAGGGAGCTACTTATGAGCGCAATTCAAGGAAACGGACAAGCAATTAACAATCTGGCTACTAATTTGAATTGTTCAATCGGTCAGGTTCAGAATGCCATCAATGGCGTAATGTCTCAAGTTCAACAAGTTGGTAACCAGGTTGGACAAAGTTCAATGCAGATTATTAATGCTATCCAACAGGGTAACTGTCAGATCGCTCAACAGATTGCATCATGCTGCTGCGAAAACCGCTTGGCAATCTGTCAACAGACCAACACATTGCAGAATGCCATTAACGGTGTTGCAACCGGTCAGGAAAGAGGCTTCGCTTCCGTTGCATACGAAACTCAAAGACAGACCTGTGATCTGCAAAACTCCATCAAGGACAGCACACAGCAAATTCTTGCCGGTCAACGTGCGGCTGAAATGCGTGAAATGCAGAACAAGATTGACCATTTGCGTGAAGAAAACAGCACGTTCAAGAGTTCTGCAATGACTTCGCAGATTGTGTCACAAGCTACTGCTCCTCTTGGCGCTGCGTTAAGTGATTTGAGTAGCCGTCTGGCAAAGATTGAATGTGCGCAACCGCCTACGTTCCCGATGCCTTATTGTCCGGCCAGCGGTAACTATGTTCCGGTAAACTATTCCGTTCCTGTAAACTTCGGTGTATCTACATTAGGAGCTTGCGGTTGCTAAGAAAGGAGGTAATTATGTTATATCCTAACTTAATGTATCCTTACTGGCTTCCAAGCCCTTTTCTGATGAACCGATCCGCAAGGGGAATTAGGAGAGTTGATGTAAACGGTATCTACGAACTTTCAACGAACGCTGTTCAGTTGACAGATGCAAGCGTAGATTATGGTATTAATCCTCACTGCTACAATGAACTTCCGTGCGAAAGCATAATCCTGTTGAAGGTTCATGCGGATGTTCCGGCGGGTGGAGAAGCCTTGCCCGTATATGTCATAACTCCGAATCTGGGACAGACAACTCTGGCTACTGCCGGGGTTACTACAGGAACATCAAAGGTCCCTGTTGTGGACAGTAATAACAATCCTGTTACCGGGACTGATGTTACAGGCACTACGGAACGTCTTGCTTATCTTAATAAGCGCACAGGCGTTATACGTTTTCTGGAATTTACGGCTTCAACACCGGCTGCTGCCAGCAATGGCGAACCGGCATCGGCAAGCGTAAATGCAGTAAAGGCAAAGTGAAATCTGGAGTGGGAGTAATCCCACTTCTTAAAGAGTTAATAAATTATGTTTCAAAGTCTAAGACAATCCAATATATTTTATATCCTTCAAAAAGGTGAAAACCCTGAATTGAAAGTGGGACAAGTTGTTTCAGTAAGCAACCCTCAACCTAAATACGGACAGTATGTTCCGGGGCAGACTTACGGCCAAAATATGGAAACAGTTGTTGACGTATCGGTCAAGGTTGGTGAGGAAACTATTGATTTCAAACAACTTCCGGCAAATCTTTCCATAGCCAATTTTGGTGCGAATGGAGTTGTAGTGTCGGAAAGCCGGGAGGCAATGAATGCCGAGGTGGAATCTATGTTGAGAATAAGCCGAGGAGTAATAGAAAGTGTCCCTTACCATGAGAAGGTCATTTCCTCCTGTGATGTTATGCTAAGGGAGCTGAATCCACAACTGGCGAAAGAAAAAGAACAGGAAGAGAAAATCGGTGTCCTTGAACAGAAAGTTTCCGGAGTCGAAAACACCCTTACCGATATAAAAGATATGCTTGCCAAGGCTTTGGGAAGTGGTAGTAACAATCCTAAAAGTAAATAAATTATGCAGATAATTGAAATCACAGAAAGCAAGGTCGAGAAAATGTCCGACTATGCTGAAAAGATGCTCAAATACGGTGGTAAACTGATGCAGTGCATCGAGGAACTTTCCGGAGGTGAAAGCATGGGAAGACGTGAACGTTATTATGACGATGACGACGAGCGTTATGACGAGATGGGTGAACGTGGTGGTTATGGCGGTGGTTCCGACCGTGGCGGCTATGGAGAAAGACGTGGCGTACGTGGTACAGGACGCTATTCCCGTTATCGTTAATGTTTAATTAGGGGGTGGATTATTTCTACTCCCTATAACTTTATTAAATCATGAGAAGAGAACCGCTGGATATAAGAGACAGAAGACCGGAAGAGATGGAAGCGTATCTTTCACACTTTGGGTGGCATTTCAACAAGAAAATGTGTGAATTTGCCGTATCGTTGATGAAGAAGATGAATCCTTCAACCGGAAAGAAAGAACGTATTGAACCAATCTCCAAAGAGAAGGTTGACGAATTGCTCACCCGTTACGGAATAAAGCTTGAGAACAATGTGTTGTATGATTATGTGTACTGGGCTAATCAATGCAAGGCGGATTTATTCAAATCCTCCGTGCCGGATGAAGCGCACATGGCATTATACATAAAGGATATGATTGACGATCCGGATGCTCCTGACGGCATGGCAATGTGTATGTGGTATGCCAAGATGAACAGAGCCGGAGAACCGGTGGAGTGGGACGAAATGCTTTGATAAATGATAAGACAACGGTTTACATTACCCAAGTATGGCTGGAGCTGCATGGTATATTATGCAGTAGATACATATTATACAGAAGAGATACTGAATAATATGCATTCCATTGGCTGCGACGGTGATATGCTCCGTACTGCATACGATAACATAAACTCCGGCAACCTGAATACCGGAGTTACTTACTCCAACTTCGGGACACGGGAAACGGTTATGGTTATTGCCCTCACTTCGTCTTCGAAGGAATTTGCCAAGTCATGGAGGCATGAGTGCGGGCACATGGCCACCCATATCTGCCAGGCGTTCGGTATAGACCCGTACGGTGAGGAAATTCAATACATCGGAGATGATATAATTGAAAAGACGTGGAAATATGCTAAATCACTACTGTGCGAGTGCAAATGCTGCAAAAATGAAGTTAAACACTTAATTCACCAACCTTATGAAGAATAAGCAAGTTCGAAAAGCACTAAAGAGTGATACTCCTATTAATAGCATGTATGCTCTTATTCCGGATAACAGGATGCGGGCTTTCAAGAAGTTTGCCGCCCGTTTTGGTTTTACTGAAGAACGAATAAAGTCAGTGCTCGAAAATGAGAAACGATAAGCTTGATATATTGCTTGAGCAGGCCGACGACCGGTACCACTCGGATTTCTGCCGGCTTCTGCTGGTGATGCTATGGAACGCCTAGAAAGGTGGTTGTACTGGCTGATTCCTCTTGCGATTATTGCAAGGGTTATATCTTTGTGTGCACGATTGATATTGTAATGTTTACTTTGCAATATTAAGCAAATAAAAGATAAAAAAAAGATTGCTTTTGAACCAGAATGAGCAAAATATGTTTAATTTGCAAATGAATTACACGATGAAGGAGGTTATTATGAAAAATGACGCCATTGCAATTGCAAACTATTTTGTAGATAAAGCCAATAAAGACACACATGCTCCATATCCTCTTACTTTATTAAGATTGGTGAAATATGTCTATATAGCGTATGGATTTTCTATGGCCATATTAGATAAGATCATTATAGACAAACGCTTCGATACTGTCGAAGCATGGAAGTATGGTCCTGTAATTCCTAGTGTATATCACTCATTTAAGCATAATCAAAATAACCCTATTACAGAAAAGTCCTCAATTCTTACCTCGGAAGAAGATGATGGTACTCTCGTCTTTTCATCTCCTTGTATAAAAGACAAAGATATATCTATGATTTTAGATTTCGTATGGGATAGATACAAAGACCGTACAACAACGGAATTAATCAACATTCTCCATAAAAAGGGAACTCCTTGGGATTATTGTTACAAGGAAGGGATTAATGCTGAAATTCCTGATGAGATGACAAAAGTATATTATAAGTCCATTATTGACAACGCTTTGAAGGGATGAAGCTAGATGAGTTACTCAAAAAGATGTCAGAAACTCCTGACTCTCCTAATGTCGTAGAAAGAAAATATGATGATATAGAAGAGAAGATCAGAAAAGAAGAACTACGAAAATTAACGCTCGAAAATGAAGCACGAGAAGGCGAAAATGCTGGAGACAATCAAGATAGAGCCCAGCGAAAAGAATTCGCAGATCGTATTTTCTCTTTTGTAGCAATGTATATGTTTTTTGTTGGACTTGTTGTATTTTTGTGTGGACATAAGTTCTCTTCATTTAATTTAAGTGACACCGTATTGGTTACCCTATTGGGAACAACTACTGCAAACGTTATTGGCATTTTGATTATTGTAGTAACATATTTGTTTAGTCGAAAGAAAAAATAGCTCCTTCCATTTATAACTGCCTCTTTAAAATGGAATCCTCCCGGTGTATTAAATATGCCGGGATTTTTTATACCTTTGCCGAAAACTAACATTATGGCAGAAGAAAAGAAATACGACTACGACTCAATAAACGAGTTGCTAACTTGGGCTAAAGAAACGCTCAATAATAAGAGATACCCGGTCGGGGAATTCCAGCTGGATAAATGCGCCAAAATTCTCGATTGCGGAAAGTACCTTGATTCGATGATAGCGGTGATTTCGAGGAACTGGGAGAACCCTACGTTTTATCCGACTGTAGACCAGTTGAGAACATTTAGAGAAAAGATAGAGAAAGGAAAATAATATGACTTATTTATGTGTTGACAAAGATGGGACTGAACGTATTATTGAATGTGAAGTCTATTGTGAAAGAGGAGGAGATGAAGAACCCTACAGAGACGAAGAATGTTGGGACTATGATCCGCATAATGATGTATGCATCGAACTCCCCAAAGGTACAATAAAGAAAATCCTTGGACGAGAACTAACATGGGAGGATAAACCTGTTGAATTGAAATAGAGAAGGCAGCCGAATAAGCTGCCTTTTTTTGATTATAGCCAACTTTGTTTTTATTTTATATAATATTTCCGTATATTTATCCTCGATAAAAAAGGAGTAAGTATCTAATTCGGATAAAGTTGCTCTATTGTTGCTCTTTTTTCTATGTTGCATAATTATAAACCAATATAATACAGATATTTACATGATTTTAAATGTTAGCTTCCCAAGCTGGGGGTCGCGAGTTCGAGCCTCGTTTACCGCTCTTTTGAAA